GAATATTCCCGTTGTAACTCGTGCGAATCCAAGTACCGCTCAAACCGATACCGTGAATGTACGCTTCAATCGCTGCATCCGATTCAGTAGCATCCAGATTGTCAGGGACAACGATTACTTCACGGACAATATTGTCTTCTATACGTGCTGCGTGTGCCATTGTGTTTCCTTTCGTAGATATGTTTAATTAGTCTATTGGGTAGCGGATGATTACGATGCCGGAGCCGCCTGCGCCGCCTAGACCGGGGGTGCCCCCGCCACCACCACCGCCACCAGTGTTTGCTGTTCCGCTTGTTGCTGTCGTGTTAGTGCTAACACCCGCACCACCACCACCGGAGCCACCGGCACCGCCTGTGCCACCAAAAGCACCGCCACCGCCGCCCCCCGCCCTTGTTACTGAACTGCCAGTTATTGAAGATGATTCACCGGCACCACCGACACCGCCCACGGTTGCCGTTGCGTTTCCACCTGCTGCGTTAGCACCGCCACCGCCACCGGCTGGGAAATTTGCTGCCGCGCTTGCACTTTGCCCACCGTTGTTGCCTTGTCCCGACGTAGCAGTTCCTCCGAGGAACGGCCCTGCGCTGCTTATACCTGCACCGCCACCGCCGGAGCCTCCATCGAATCCTTTCGTAGTGTTATAGCCACCACCAGCACCGCCACCATCGCCATAAAATTGGTAAACGCGAGAGGCAACGCCTGTATAACCGTTTTCGTTAACTCCAACGCTGCCAAGACCACCGGCTCCGACGACTACTGTATGCGTACCCGTAATAAAGTAAGCGTTATTTAACGATAGATATCCACCTGCACCGCCGCCGCCGCCGGATCGGCTGCCACCACCGGCACCGCCGCCAACAACAAGAACGTCCACAAACCCTTGAGCATTCACCGTCAACGAACCACTCGAAGTAAACGAATGCACCTTATACGTCTTACCATTCACACCATTAGTGCCATCAGCGACATAAGTAGTTTCAGTACCACCACTCGCTGCTACACCCGCTGCTGAACCACCAATAATGGTACGGACAATGACAATGCCGGAACCACCAGTGCCACCAGCACCTAAATAATATCCACCACCAGCACCGCCACCAGTATTTGCTGTTCCTGATACGCCATTAATTGACCCAACCGAGCCACCAGCGCCACCACCTCCGGTTCCACCTGCGCCACCAGAAATGTTGCGACCAGCACCTCCACCGCCACCAGCATAAACAACACTCGTACCAGTAAAACTATTCGCTAAACCATTAGCGCCTGCGCCACCGATTGATACTGTTCCCGTACCTCCAACTGCGCTTGCTCCACCTCCACCGCCAGCAACATAAGTTGATGACAAGTTTGAGTAGCCAACACCACCAGCAAAACCTTGACCGTCTAATCCAGTTCCGGGAACACGCCCTGCCGTATTACCAGCCTGACTTCCACCTGAACCACCATTTTGTCCGGTGAACTCTCCACCAGCACCGCCACCACCACCGCCCACGCCAACGTAACCAGCGATAGATGATGATTCTCCGTTGTTCCCTTGTAATGGAGTTGCTAGACCACCAGCGCCAACAGTTACTGCGTGAGTTCCTGCTGATAAAAAACCGCTTTGCTTAACCAACATTCCGCCAGCACCACCGGCTCCGCCGCCGGATTGTCCACCAGCACCACCGCCACCAACAACGAGAACATCAACAACACCACTATTAGCAACAACGAGCGAACCTGAAGACGTAAACGTCCTCACCTCATACGTCAACCCACCATCAGTATAAGTAGTACGAGTACCACCGCTACTGATCTGTGCGAAACGACCCGCTGTCGGGATCGCTGATCCTGCGCCTTGTGCTGTTGAAAGTTTAGAGATAGTCATTTAGTTTGTCCTCACTCGAACGATTACCACACCGCTGCCACCAGCAGCACCGTTTGCGCTTCCTTGACCGCCACCACCGCCACCGCCCTTGTTGGCAGCACCCGCGGTCGGGTTTGTGCCGGATTGTCCACCGTTTCCACCGCCGTCTGTGCCAACAGTTAGAGGGCTGCTATTTATTCCACCAGATCCACCACCGGCTCGACCAACGGATGTGCCGGTAATTGCGTTAGATATGCCTGACCCTCCGGCACCGGCAGATACAGGGGAGTTAGTGGCGCTTGATCCTGCGGTACCGGCACCGCCACCACCAGAACCTGAAGTAAGTCCAGCAGAAGCGCCACCGCCTTCATTGCCTTGTTTAATAAAACCCAATCCACGGGTAGCGTCATAAGAATGTGCCCCGCCACCAGAACCACCAAAAGTTTTCGACCCGCCACCACCCAGCGACATGTAGTAGCCAACACCAGAATTACTTCCGTTTGCACCAAGCGCATTTATAGACGCGCCACCAGCACCACCACCACCCACAACAACCGTGAGTGATTCGGCAGGCAGAATGACACCAGCGGAATACAAATATCCACCAGCCCCGCCACCACCGGCAACGTTGTTTCCACCGCCACCGCCACCTGCTATCACAAGCACATCTGCAACACCAGCAGTTGTCAGCGTTAATGTCCCGGATGCCGTGAAGGTTATGTATTTGTAATCAATGTCACCCACAGAGTAAGTACCCGTAGCAGTATCACTGAAGTTCGCTTGAGTAGGGCTAGTTGGCGAATACAATCCAGCAAACTTAAAACTATTGATCGCCATAGTTACGAAATCTCCGACAGAAACGCACTAAAGTTACAAGTATCAGCAGACGAAGACACCCGAACAAACTTCTCCGCATCCAACGTCACACCCAACGTCAAGGCCACCGTGTCATTACCCGCAATAGCAGCATCATAAACAAGCCACTCGCTCGCACCCGGAGTACCAGCAGTCGCATCCAAACCAATCCGCACCGTGATAGCGCTTGAAGATTGGTTAGTGATAACGAGGGAAGAAATCACTGCCTCAGTAGCAGCGGGTGTCGTGTACAGGGTGGCGTATGTACCCGTTGATGCTGTGCCTTGTACCTGTGAATATTTGTATGCTGTTGCCATGTCATGCTCCCATCAGTAGAAATACGTCTTGCAAACCAGTGCCGCCGCCACCGGAAGTGAAAGCAGTCCAAGCGGAACCATCATAAAACTGTAATGCGTCTGTCACTGTAAGGAACACAAACATGCCCTCAGTCGGAGAAGTGATGGCAGTGTCCCGCGCAGAAGCGTCAGCAAACACCATGACGGTTTGATCCATGAGGTAGCCCTGAACATTCACGGCTGTGAGAACCTCACCTGCGCTAAACGCCTTGCGCCCTAGACCTGCCATTTTCTAAACCTTTCGTAGATGTGCTGTGAGTAGTCTAACCTGTTTCTTTAGTATCCCAAGATTCCCGTGCCGAGTATGCCGAACGTTGCGTTGTCAAGAATAAATGAGGCTGCCGTTTCGGACATGCTGAAAGTGACCGCGCGTTCTTCCTTGGTGACTCCAGCGAACTCTATTTTGTCGATAGAGACAGCCTGCGTGATTTCCGCACCAATGTTGTTGGGAGTCCACTTCACTAAAACAACGTCACCAAGTTCTAGGTTCAAGACTTCCTGCTGTTTCAGGACGGGGAGTGCATGTAAAAGTGTGGTGATTTGGTCAACGCGATATGTCGGTTGCGCGTACAAGCCGAGTTGGAACTGCCCGAAAGATGTTGCGTTCTCGGCTGACGGAAGAAGCGTGTTATAGGTTGTCTCGAACGGCCCGTATGCCGCTATCGAATCAGCGTCGGTGAGTGCAACCTCGCCACCAGTCCACTTCACGAGAACCGAGTTCATCATTTCTTCGATCCCGTACTCAACCGCGATAGCAGAGAAAGGAATCTGTGAAGAAGAGAAAACAGTGCTGGTCGCTGTTTGAAGGTCGTCACGATCCCTGAAAACAAGAGACCCGGTTTTGCTCACAAAGAAAGCGCCCGGTTCCGATATAGCAATTTTGTTTAAGTATTCAAGCCCCTTCGTGTCGGCAGCAATAACGTCTGTTCCGAGTGATTGCTTCCCTGTACTGATAACTCTTTTAACGCCTGACCATTCAATGTCGTCAAGAACTTTTACAATTCTTTCGCCTGTCGTTTCAGCGACCTGAGTGGCGGCTGTGAGGAAAGGGTCAACGAGTAAAGATGTTCCGTCAACGCAAACAACCTCAGCGGTACTGTCGCCCCCTACCGCGTAACCGAAGTTCCAGTCACTAATCAGGCCAGTGTAAATTGTCACGCCCTGATCTTTGATAACGATTTCTTTTTGTGGAAGGATCTGCCCGTAGTAAGGGCTAGCCACGTTGGTCGGGTCGTAATACCTGTTTCGGTTATCGAGCGTCACACTCGCTGTGCCTGCCGTGAATCTTTCTAAAGCCCGGTTCCTGCCCCTGTTAACTGTTGCGCTACGGACTGTATCTGAAACGTCGGTAAAGAGTGGGCCAGCGAGTTTGTAATCCGTGTTATCCAGTTTGCCTTTTGCCGCGTCATCTAACGTAAAGAAGTCGCCCGCGCCGTTAGCATTAAGGTCGAAAACAATCTCTACTTGAAGGGTACTCATTACGTCCTAACAAACACAGCGCCGTTGGCCTGCTCAAACTTTGTCAGGTTGTTGATAATTTCTTCACCGATTCGTCGTGGATCTCCCACCCCAGTATTAACGGTGATAGCGTAACTGTTTACGTTGTTGGTGTTTCCACCCCCGCCGCCCATACGACCGCCCCCAGATGCCCCAAAAGACGGTGGAGAGGGCATTGGTAGTTCGTTGTTAGGAAGAATGTTTCCGCCAACGTTTGGTATGAAAAGTTCTGGGCCTTTTTCACCAACGAGGTAAGTCTTTGCCGCGCTCACGGGGCCACCTGCTGCACGAGCCCCATCTACCCGTTGGTTAATAACCCTGTTAATTGTGGTAACAGTAATAGTTGACTTCCGGTCAAGAGAGCGAGCCAGCCTAGTCATCTGATTGTTAAGTCTCTTGTAACCTTTACCACCTGCGGAAAAGTTGTCATCGAAAGCCTTTACTGTTGCTTCCGCGCTATCAAGCCCAGCCTTGTAGAAAGCATCGGCAGCATGTACGCCAATACCGTTTGCTGCTTCTTGCGCCGACTCCAGCATCTTGCTGTTTGCCGCTATACCTTCTGCACCAGCAGCGATCAACTCGTCAGCGATTCCTAAACCTGAAGTAGCACCTTCCGCTAGAACCATTTGCATTAGTGGGTCGTCCATTGACAAACCAAGCCGCATCAGTTCGTTTATTCTTTGGCTAAACCCGATGATCTGTTCCGCTTGTTCTGTGATTCGTTGGGTGATGGACAGCCCAATTTCTTCACCTTGCGCGTCTAACTGTGGCTTCGATATGCGATCAAAAGAGAACCCTTGCATCAGTGAGTCTGATACCGACACTTTCATCTCTTCCATTTTTGCTTTTATGTTGTCTACTTCTGCGACTATCGTTCCGCGTATTTGTTTAAAGGATTCTTTGAACTTTTCTTTTGCTTCAGCGAGTTTCTCTGCCGCAGTTTTCGCTGCGTTTCCAGCACCAGCAACACCATCTCCCAATTCGTCAATAATAACAGTGCCAGCATCGCCTTCTGTCGCCAAGTCTTTAACAACTTTTGCAGTCTGTGAAAATGAGTCACGGGCACCCGCCGCTAAATCAGCGCCGCGAACCAATGATTCAGAAAGGTGATGGCTGCCTTTGGCCGCTTGTTCGGCGTTGCTACCAAGGGACTTAAACTTGAAGGCAGTGATTTCGGTGACTTTAGACATGCCGGGGAGTATTCCGGCAAGCATGTTGTAAGCCTTAATTAAGGCGTTGACCGCGTCAATACCTGTGTTGATAAATGTTTCTACAAAAGAACCGACTTTGCTGAAAGCAGATTTAACGAAATTAGCAATCGAAACAAAAGCATTTCCTACTCCTGACGCGACTGCCCTTAGTGCTGTACTAAACGGTCCCAGTTTATTCATCAGAATGTCTATGTATAGAATCAGAACGCCTTTAATAACATTACCGACCATTTTCGCTATCGTGATGAAGACTTGTACATACTTTACCAAGACTTGAAAAGCGGCAGCCAAGAACTTTATGTATTTTGTTAAGGTTTGTACGTACACGGTCAATGCTTTCTTGATGAAGTCCCCGATCTTCTGAAGCACCGAGGTTGTGTCTTTCACCCTTCCGCCGAAGTCTCTAAACTTGTCATCTACTTCTGATGTGCTTCCAGTGAGAGATTCAAATACGCCAAGAACACTGTCTTTTAGTAGCGTCCAAATGTCTTTGAAAACTGCCATCAAGCCAGAGACTGCTGTTCGTAAAGACTCAGAGTTGTCGTAAGCCCATTTGAAGATTGCGACGAGTGCCGCTACCGCTGCAACAACAACAATAATTTTAATGGCGAGAACAGACCCTGCTAGGGTTATTGCCATGAACAGTGGTTTCAACGCCCCAATGATGGTGGCTATTTTACCCATGATTAAAAGAAGTGGGCCTGCTGCGGCGGCTAACCCGCCAGCCACTACTGCCATTTTTTTGGTTTCGGGTGATAGTGCCATGAATGAATTTGTCAAGTTGGAAATGAAACCGACCATTTGGTTGAACACTGGTAGCAGAGTGTTGCCTACCTCAATCAGGGAGACCTTTAACTCTGTTAGTGCTTGTTGAAACTTGAACGCTGAAGTTTCTGTGGCGTTTTCAAACGCTTCACCTGTCATGCCTACCGAATCCGCAGTCACGCCGAATGTTCCCGCGATAGAGTCAGCGTCAGCGTCAAGAATCTGGAAGGCTGCGGAGGCGGCTTCAGATGAACCAACGAGTTTACCTAGAACTTCTCTGTTTCCACCTAGCGCACCATCAAGTTCTCTCATGGCACTAACCAAACCATCTTTAGAGATTTTGTCTCTCATGTCACCAGCGGTCATTCCCAGATCTGCAAGAACATTCTTTGCCTCTGTCGTGGGAACAACAAACGCTTTGAACAATGCTTGCACCTGCGTGACTGATTGTGCAGCGTCTCCGTTTGTTCTTGTTAAAAGAGCGACTGCGCCACCCATGTCTTCAAGGCTTGCCCCTGCCTGTTTCGCCATTGGGAGAACCCGACCAATAGCACCAGCAAATTGTGAAGTCTCGAAGTTACCTGCACGAGCGGTAGCAACAATAACGTCGGTGGCTTTTGCAGCCGAAAGGTTCGCTGAACCATATGCGTTTACAGATCCAGCAACGGCGCGAGCGATGTCTGCGGTTTCACCAAGGCCAGCGGTAGATGCTTTTGCTGAAACGGTAAGTGCGTCTATGGCTGCTTGCCCTTTAAGACCAGCCGAAGTAACAACAAACAAAGCATCTGCTAGTTCTGCTGGTGCTTTTGCTGTTGTTCCTGAAAGTTCAAGAACCGCGTCTTTCATGCCGTCAACTTCATCCGTTGATAAACCAACGAGGCCAACAATCTTACTCATGGACGCTTCAAAGTCCATCGCGCTTTTACCTGCCGCGATACCAATACCCACAAGTGGCAACGTGATACCGAGAGTCATTTTTTTGCCGGCCTTACTCATCCCCTCACCCGCAGACTTGAACTTCTCGCTCATTGTCTTGGAAGTTTTGTCGGCCTGAGTTTCGATTCCTTTAAGTTGCGAGTCAAGTGATTTCATCTTCGCAGACATGTCGGTGATGTCGGCACGGAACTTAGCGGTAACGTCCATTTCTTGCGCCACTTCAATTACCTCCGACGGTTTGCTTGCTCTTGTTCCCACGCCCGTAAATTGTCAAGCGCGATGAACTCTGTCATCTCTGCGGAACTCAGTGGACGATGGGCGGGGCTTCCGTAAAGAAGTTCACCCACCGTCCTACTGAGGCGTTCCGCTAGTTCAATTACATATCTTCGTTCAGGGTGGACGAGGAATCTTTTCCCGCCGCGTCCTGTGCTTCTGCACCGATACCGGATAGTCGCAGTCCAGCGTTAGCGATTATTTCAATCGCTGCACTTGACTTACCAAGAATCGCTTCCTTGTCATTCTTAGTAAACACTGGTTCCCCTGTTTCGGGATCGTGAGCGCACGACACCACAACGTCGGGGTAAACCTTCGACATGTTTACTTGTTCAGTTTTTGCGTCGTAAGCGTTCTGCATTAGTAGGACTCTTTCACCAGCAGACATTCCTTTGATGAGAAGATCCACGCCCCATGACGGGACGTTGATTGTTTCGCTTTCAATGTCTTCGGTTGCAAGAATCTTGTCGCGTAAGTTCATTTCTTATCCTTTAGTTGGTCCACAAGGGAACGTGAATAATTGTGCTGAATGGTTATGCGTAGACACCTTGAGTGATTGCTCCGGTGACCTGAAGTTCCAGCGAGTAGGTGAGAACGTCACCGACGGGGCTAGAAATGTCGTACGCGGTTACGATTGCTTCACCAGTGAACTTCGGGTAGGTGGATGTTGAACCCATTGGGCCGTATTCGAAACTTGCGCTTGCAAGAGTTCCTGATTTGAGGTTCGCGATCATGGTCTTCAGGTCTACATCTGTTGCCTGATCGAACATTCCCGAAATGGAAATCGTTGCGTCAGAAAGACCAACAATGTAGGTTTTGTCTTGGGTACCGAAAGCGGTTGTCTCGGCTGTCTCAACGGCGCGGGGCATACTGATCGTGTTGAGGGTGGCGGATATGTCAACCAGTGTTCCGGCTGCACCGTCGATGCTGAATGTTGCATTTTTTCCATGCTTGAAAGTTGGCATTTACTTATCTCCTTGCTAGTGCGATTGCTGACGACACTGAACCGGTCGATCCGGCCAGCGTATAACTTGCCCGTAAATAACGGTTCACGGTTCCGCTTATTGCTATGTTTTCTCCAGTAGTTGCTCCCGCACCAATGGTGGTGAAAGTAACTAAATCAACGAACACTGAATCATCTGCTGAGTGTTGGATCTTGACTATCGTTGTTCCATCGTGGGTGTTTGCGTGAACGTGAAGGTTAACCGATAAGCCACCGGCTGTTGAAGCGGCGTTATCTTGCGAAGCGGTAGTGCCTGTCGTTGTGGTTACTTCCGCCCCGACAAGATCGAACCCGTAGAACAATCCACCATCAGCCTGAACCTCTGCGGTCAAAGCAACAACGTCACCGACTGGCGATGAAATATCGTAGGCAGTCATTTGCCCGTTAGCGACAGTGGCGGGTCTAGCAATAATGTTACCCATTGGAAAGATCGAAACGGCGTTGTCTTCAACCGCGATCATTCCGCTTAATACAGCGTCGGAAGCACCAGCGGAAGAGTCAAAGAAACCACTCATCAAAACCGTGCCGTCAGACAAGCCAGTAATGTACGTTTTGTCCTGATCACCGAAAGTTGTGGTCTCAGCGGTTTCAATAGCCATCGTCGAAGAAGCCGAGTTCAAGAACGCTGACATGTTTGTTCCGTTAATGAAAACTGCAGTGGACTTACCGTGACGAAAAGTTGGCATTACTTATCTCCTTCGATGGGAGACTTACGCTCACTTTTTTTAGGGGAATCAACAAGAACAATATGGCCCTGCTCAAGAAGCCACGAAACCGACTTACCGGGAATGTCTTCAACAACATCACCAACGGAAGCGGTCTTACCGGAATAAGATAAATTAGAAAGAACGGTGTACTTCACGAGCACCTCTCAGGTCAGGGCATAGCAACCCAGACCCTGAGAGAACCACTAGGGTCACGACCACAGGCTGGGTCACTTGGACACGTTGCTAACCGAAGTCTACACCCGAAAACTTGCGCACAGAAACAAAGTACCTATTTTTCTTTGAACTAACCAGAACCTGAAAGTAGACAGATGAGGGCTTGAAGTTGTTTTCTCCAAACCCTCGATCTAACCGTCACCTTCAGCAGTGTAGATTTCTGGGGAGGTTAATCAGTTGCGCCCAAATAATTGCCGGGTCCCGAAGGCGTGGCATCTAGGCAACTCGTGTTAGATGCACCCGAACAATCTCGCCAAGTTTCGCTTCAACTAATTGTTGCTTGGCTGCGCCTTGCGTCGTGTTCTTTACAAGGAAACCCGACACCCTCTAACGGCCGGTTGGCATGGGTGACTAACCCGATGCTTGTATATGAAAAGTTGTATTCGGTTTTGTTTTGGGAATATATCTAATCAAGAATCTCGCTTCCCAACTGGGTATATCTGTTGTATTTGAAAGCGATTTGCGGGTGGATAGAGCGATTAACCCCTATTCTCTAGCGTAATCCCACTAGAAAGATATCCAAGACGCTTAGAAGGCCGTCAATTAGCCGATACTCGGGCATCCAGTTATCCCCGTGGGATCGTAGAACTTGCAATACTTTTTACAGAAAGGTTTTTTCTTTTCAGGCTTTGGTGGTTCCCATGAAACTTTCACCTCACGAAGCCAAGCAAGAGCCTCTTCAACAACAGACTCATCGTAAGGTTCCGTGTGCGTAACTATATCCATGTCCCCACCCTCACGAGGAATAGCAACCAGAGACACCGACTTAACATCGTGGGTCTGAGACATCAGCCAGCCGTACACCTGCACCTGCCAACGCTGTGACTCTGAAGGAAAGTAGGGAATGTTTCTTTTCGTTGTAGTCTTCCAGTCGATCACTTCACCATTCTCCAGATCGAAACAATCCACATGCCCAAGAATCCCGTCCCGTTCAACCTCGGTCTCTAACAAAAAGCGTGGGTTACCTCTCAACGATTCTTCGATCCAAGAATGTATAGCGGTTCCCAGCGTGGCAGCCAAAGAGTGAGTAGAAGGATTAGTTGCTCGTGTGCCTTCTATCTTGTGCCAAGCCTTCCGCTTGCAGCCGCCTATCTCTGATGGGCCAATGGCTCTCTGTTTGCTTCGTGCTGTCTTTTTACCTAACAGCAGTGATCGAACCTCATCAGCGTTCATCGCTTCCTACCCCTCCCCGCCTGCCCGCTCACGATCCTTCACAATCATGTCCAAACGCCCATTCAGTTACGTCGCCCTCTTTAGTCATGTCGAACTTCCGATTACATTCCACACAAGTAACTTCGTGCGGTACCACTAGGCCTAACATGTTTTTCAAATCCATTTTTTCCACCCCTCTAGGTTTGTTAGTTCTCTTGCCTCTGTTCTTGCTTCCTTCAGAGTGGAGTAGAACTCCCCCACAACTTCGGAGCCGTCTGGGCTGACACCTAAGTCAGTGTGGTGCAGATCGAAATATCCATCTATCGGCCACGCCCAGTAAGTACCCATCCTTCCGTCATACGTTCCATTACGGAGCCGAATCGGGCTTTTAATTCCTTCGGTCGCACTTCGCCACTCCATAATTCCTCCCTTATTGGTGATCGTAAAGTTTGTGGTTTGCAACATCTCGCCTTATTGCACTTCTAACCGCGCCGCCAGTCTTAGAGTCCCACCCGCAAGCGCAAGTGGCCTCGAAAGCCCATTGGCCTCGCATCGTGCTTTCGTGAGGATAACGCCGACCGTCTTGAACAACCCACCATTTAATTTTGATAGAGTCACGGCTTGGCAGTGTTGCGCACCACGCATCATAGGTAGTCATTTGGAACCACCTCGTTCAGCATCACCTTAAGCGAGCGGGAGACTAGGTAGAACTCCTGATCGGTGACTTTGCCGTCACGGAGGCCTTCGATCATCGCGTTCATCGCGTAGTCGTAGTTCTCTTGGTTGGTACTTGCGGTGTTGTTCATTTGTTGCCCCTTTGTTAGTTGGTGTGTTGCTGCTAGATCAAGTATAACGCTACCCCCGAGTGTACTTAAGGGGGTGGGGGGTACGACTAACCCGAACCTCTTCATAAAAGTTCAACGCCAGTTCGATATACCTTTGCAGGTCTTTAGTCTCAAAGGTATCCAGTAACGTGTACACCTCCCACGCTTGCGCTTCAGTCGCAGTAATAAAAATGTTCAGCAATGGTTTCATGTCACCACGGTTCCGTTCTGGTTCGCACCACTTCGGTTGCTGGTAAGCAGTCCCAATCTGATGGGTCGTGCGCCGTGCAAGGTACAAGCCCATCTCGTAAGTCTTTCAAAGCCATGCTCCACGCCAAGGTCATAGCGTCCTCCTCAAAAATACTGGCGACGCAACCGTGACAACCGCTGGCATAGAACCAGTAGCCGTCGGGTGCTTCCAAGCAGACCGCCTTGCGGTCGTCCCGATAGACCTCCACATGAAGTTCTTCGGCTAGTTTCATCACTTGCTGTTTTTTACTCATCGAGTTCCCCTTCCAGTTCGATCATGTTACAAGCGTGACAGGAACCCGCCCTAGCCTCGCAAGCCTTAGCCTTATGTGCCTGCAAGCATGGCTCGCATAGTGCGCGGGGATACTCAGAGTTGCTACCGCAATAAGTACACACCCAAAGCATTGGTTCAAATGCTGCATCTTCAAGTTCTTGCATCTTACTCACCCCTTTCGTAATCGGTCGGGAACGACATGAGCAGCAGCCCTTGCTGTTTCGCTTCCGTTAATGTCTTGTATCGCCCTAGCGACATCCACGGGCTTTGCTCTGGCAGCGGATTATTGTTTTTTGTAATTAACTCGTACATGCTCCTGATTCTTTTGCAATAGATCGTGGAGTAACTATCTTGCATTTTCCAAGCCTTACCAACTCGCACCCAAGGATGATGTTTCATTACGCACTCTCCCTAATCTTGGCTATTCTGTTTGCCATTCGTTTGGCTGACTTTGCATATTGTGGGATGGTTCCCTTTGATTCTTTGATTCCAAAGGAGTCTGTGTTCCAGTACTCGTTTTTGTATTCAGCCTCACTCTGCAATGCACCTAACTCATCTTCGGTTAAGTGAACGGTCACCGAGAAACCATTACCCCGTTTATTGACGGGTGCTGCTTCGATCTTGGCGAGCAGCGTGGCGAACCTCTGGTCTCCCTCGCGGGCTTGATCTTCTATGCCGTCTCTGGCGTCCTCTATAAAAGTTGCGGGGATCGCCACTCTGTAAAGTTTATTGTCCATCGCGCAACCCCTCGAACAATTCTTGTTTTGTGAATCCGCCAGACTTCGCAGTTTCTAAGATTGCTGCGTATGTAATCCGCAACGCGGTTGCCGACATTAAACCAGCACCGTAACTCTCTATTGCGTTGTTGAGTATCTTCTGTAACTTCTTGATATCCATCTTGCTCTCCCTTTGTAGGTGGTACTTATCTCTTGGCTCAATCGTAGCACGACCCCCTAGTCGCTCTATATTCGGGGGGGGTTAAGAAAAAAACCCACTGGGATTGCTCAGAAATCGCAAATCTCTAAAAAAGGGGTAGCGAGAGAGAGGGGTAGCGAGATTAAAGAGAAACCTTCAGCACTTTCCACCGTCACAACACGGCTGGATATAGAAACACCTAGTACAAAAATCTTTCCCACCACGACGCTCTAGGTCTGCCGTGTCACAAGCAGGGCACTGCCCCGGTGATCCCATCATTATTACAATAATCCTAGTGCTTGGAATAACTCTATTTCCTCGTCCTCGCGGATCTTTACTTGACCTACAACGTTTGTGTTTCGTGTGAGAGTGCGGCCTGCTATCGAACCATCGAACCCGCAGACACCGAAAACGAAACCCTTTGTAGAGATCTGGTTAGTGACAGAGCCGAAAAGATCGAACACTTCCACAGATGGGCCAGACACCCCAGAGTTCGGAGAAGGCGTTGGTCTGACGGGTGTCGGTGTTGGAGAGGGCGCGCTTCCAGTACCCGTTACTGCGCCCGTAGAGCCGCTAGAGCCGACAACAGACCCAGTTAAGTCTGGTAACCCTACGACAGATCCTGTCGCTTGTGTCGTGCTTGAAATCGCTGCGGCTATCTGTGGTGAACCACCCGCCGCACCTGAACTGCTTAAAGATCCAGAAACAGAACCATTAGATGCAGGAACTCCAGTTGCTGAACCAGTCGAATTAACAGACCCGCTAGAACTCCCCGACAAAGCAACTGCCGCCGCCGCCACGCTGCCGCCAGAGGAAACAGACCCACTGACGCTTCCTGTAAGTTGCACAACCCCTGCAACGGTTCCAGAACTACTCAAAGAACCAGAAGCAGTTCCGGCAATAGAAGGAACCCCAACAGCCGAACCGCTAGAAGAAACAGAACCAGCAACCGAACCTGCTGTACCAGAAACACCAGTCACCGTGCCGGAACTTGTGTTCGAACCGACTACAAAACCGACACCCGCCCCGTCAAGCCGACCAGTACCTAAAACCCCAAGAACATAATCGTCAAGGGTGAAGAAGCCAGCCATGTTTAACTGATTGCTTCAGAGATACTTCCAGCAGCAATCGTGTAAGTGCCAGCGGAACCAAAAGTCTGGGAAGCGTTCAAAGCCCTCGAACCGTAAAACGTCCCGCTAGTCGCCTCGCTCCAGTAACCAAGATGCGTAATCGTCACGCCACTAGCAACATCGAAAACTGTTTGCCCACTACTGACCATGCTGCCTGAACTAGGTGTATCCCACGAAACACTCTTCCGTGCGTAAGACCCACCCGATATTTCATTCGCCCCGTTAGTGCCCGGATCAGCAGAGTGCAAACTCACATGATCGGCTATCCCTCCGAAAGCGGCAAGCATTGTTCCTTTGGTGTCGTTAGTTAATCCGGCCATTACTCTGAGTCCTCTTCTATGATCGCGCTAATGTTACCGTCAGCGTCACGTTCAATCCTACGTTTCTTTGATCTTGCTTCTGGCATGACCACGTTCACCGTGTTCTGTGATTGCTTCATCGCTGCTACTACCCCAGCAGTAATCATGTCTATTGTGCTTGGTTGATTCGACGGGTGAAGTTCTTTCGAGGTTTTCTCTGCGACTTCCAGACCCTCACGAATAGCGTCATCTGGCATCTCCGCATACACGCTGCCTGACATGCCACCGATTGAGTAGCCGCGCAACTCCCCGTTCTTAATCTTTTTCCAAGTCTTGTCATTCCAGATCACGCCAAGGAACACAGTCCCAGTTGGGTAAGTAACTTCCCCTGCCACGTTACCTTCAGAGTCCATCATCTCAACAGTCCACGGCTGCGGCATAGTCATAACCTCGACCCACTCGCCAGCCTCTACGTCGCGGTCATGCTGAAGAAAGATCCTGCGGTCTCCAGAATTAACCCAACCCCAGACAGCGAGTTGTAAAGTATCGGGGTCTGTCCATTCCCCGTGAGCATCCATAAAATCGGGAACGTACAAAGGGCCAAGAGTAAACTGACGGTCATCAGCCTTGCGAACAAATCGGGCTTTCTCCAATTGGTCAACAGGCTCCTCATCTGTGATCGGGCCACCATGAATCCACGCGGAACAAGTCCTCGCTGATGCACATTTGAACTTGAATATCCGGCAGTAACCAATGTCGCCAGCGTCAATAACATCGTAAGGGTCTGACTCCCCTGACATGCCTTCAGAAATACAATCCAGCATGTGGGTGGTTTGGTCGAACGCCGCACAGTTACCGCAAACAGTTGTCTGTGCCTCTTCAGGAGTAACATCGAAGTATTCCGACATATGCTCCCAGTACTCCACGTTTGGCTCGTCAGGATTCAACGGACCGTAGCCGGCAACTTCAATCGCTGTGGCGCGGTTCTTGATATTAACCGAAACGTCACTGGTACTGATAGGGCAAGATTCTTTGTTTTCTTCTTGCCGCATGATCTTGTCAGCCCATGACTTCCCAGCATCTCCGCCCCAAGCGTCATACGCCACGCGACCCGGACTTGGGAAACCATCTTCACCAAAGTTAAAACCTTCAGCATTAGAATCGGTTTGGTGTCTTGCTAAGTAGGAAGCCATACGCCCGATTGTTTCACGGGAAACATTCTGACCCCTAGCCAGTTGTGCTGCACGAGCGCGACCGACATCAGTGAAGCCTGAACCTGCGTGGCCTTCCGCAATCCAATCTAACGCCCGCTGCCCAGCCTCTTGCACACCCTTTGGTGGCTTGAAGGATTTTTTTGACAAAGGATCTATCGGAGTGAGTGTGGACATCTTGTGACCAACCACGGTTTCAGTTTCTGCCCAACCGTCTGATCCTTTACGCCAGACTCGAATTAGAACAGCAGGATCATCCTCTTCGGCGTTAATCTTGTAATCGGTTCCGGGCACTTTAATGCTTCCTTCGGAATGAACCGACTGGATCTTTCCCCTTGCCCTGCCACCGCTTGAATCCCAAGAAACAAAACTACCCTCGCGGGCTTTATCTAAACCATCAACACCAAAGTAGTGCATTTGTTCCAGACGCTCTTCCGCTTCAGCCATTGTCCCGTAGCAGCCGAACAAGTCTGTGCCGTCAGTTGAGTACACACAAAACTGGTCGCCCTCTTGCCGAATCATTTTTGCCAAGCCGTCAAGTTCCACGCGGTTCACTGCACCCTGCGCCGCAACGATTGCGTAGCCGTCCCCTATTACGACTGTCTCCCTCTTAGGCATTTCACCACCGCGAAGTTTCACGAGTTGGTATTCAGCGAGAATCCCTGCCGCGTCTTCACGGGTTGCTAACTCAACGAGTTGCTTCTCCGTGAGGGAATCTATTTGTGCGATTAAGTCCATGAGTTCAGTCTAGCCTAGTTCTTTGTTACCCCAGATTTAATAAAATTAAGGAACCAGACTGGTAAGTCTTTTGCGCTCTTTGCTGCTTGTAAGGCCGCGATCATTCTCATTCTTATTTCATGGTCGGGGTTGTATTCACTGAAGGCCAGCGCCAATGACCTTGACCACTTGACTTCCTCTTGTGGGTCTTTCATAACGCTTCCCCTGTTTCTTTGGACTCTTGAACCGCAACCTTTCCGCGATTTAGGATTACCCAATAGGTTTCTTCATTAAAGTCATTATACACCTCGATGGCATCGTATCCCATCCGCATTGCCGCATACCCCTCGTCATATACCAAATTGTTAAAATAGAATTCAAACTCAACACTTTCGGTGTCGCTTGTGTACTTTTCATTTAACGAAGTTGGCTTGTATGGGCCAGAACCATTTCTATAATAATCTTCAACATCGGTGTTCTTTAGTATTTTCGCATCCGGTGATAAAGCCATTCGCCACACTGCGCCACTGCCCGCGTCCACACTTTCATTACCCCCTGCATATGCAACTGCTCGTTCTTTCAATTCAGCAGCATAAGTTCCGCTTCCGAATACACCTCTTCCGGGAAACAGGTCGCCTGTCTTAAAGAATTCAAACATGGAATCAGCACTAGGAGTGTCGCTTTTTGCTTCTACACCTCTGTAAATCTGCTTCCACCCTTGAGCAACCAATTCATCTATTTCTGCCGCAGACCCGACAGCAGGCAAAGCATCGTATCCAGTTGCCTTCTGAATGACATAACCTTCTTTGCGTCCCGGCCCAAAGTATTGAAATTGGGCGGTAGCCATGTCTGCTATTTTTTCGTCGAACTCATCTACCGAAATCTTTTCTACTTTAGGCATCCTGTCAGCGATTGACCTTGTGCCCGCTGGCTTGCTACCCGGTAGAAGGTTTCTTGCTGGCGGCGGGCCAGTAACATTAGGGGCACTCGTTGGAAGTTTTGGTTCACTCGGGGAGATTAGGGATTCGATCTCTGTATCTAATTGTTCGTCAGTCATAGAGGCGATGTCTGTGGGGATCTCGTCAACCAGTTTCACATTACAACGACAATTCGGGTGGCGCGGTGGATCACCTTCAGGGAAACTCTCACTCAAAGAAACTTGTTCGCCATTAAGAGGGGCACAGATCTGGCAAGCGTCACCTTCAGCCTGCCACTCCTTAACCGCATTTGGGCTAATGTAGCCTCCATCAACCCCTTGCTTCCACGCCTCGTTCCGACCCGCGTTAGATGCTTTCAAAGTTTCCGTTCGTGCAATAGTCTCAGTTCGGTAACGGTGGATCTTGTCGTGGTAACGCTGCGTGGCTTTCGCGCTACCCTCTAAGGCTTGATCAAAAGTTTTCCCCGCCGCCATGCTTTGCGAGATCGCTCTTTCCTCAAAGTTCCTAACCCAGCCTGCCTGCTGCGTCGTGAGGCCCACAGTATTCTTCAACTGCCTAGCCATTGCTTTTGGTGGTAGCCCTTCCCCGATTTGTGCAGCGGCTACTAGGTTCCTGATTGTTTCGCGTTGGCTTGTGATTACCTCTGTAACAAGACCTGCCCCTTGCTGAACCGCGAAGTTTGATGCGTTCTTGTTGGGCGCGTCGAAACGGAAAGTTGCTAAGGCTTTCTGTATGCGTGGAAGTTTAACCCTGTTACCAGCCGCGACCAGTTCCTCTTGTAGTTCATCCTGCAACTCTTCCTGCATTGCAAGCCAAGGCTCAACGGTCACTAGAGCCACGACTTTGTCAATCGAAGAATGTTGCAACGCGTCCATTAAGAGACCTTCATTGTCCTCGATCTGGTCACGGACTTCCCTCATGGCTTTACCCATAAGGCGCATGATGCGTTTCTGTGACTCGGTTAAGTCCTCACGCTGCGCGGGGTCCCTTCGAGGGCGCGCCTTGAAGACGAGCATTACAGAACAGGGTCAGAAGTCGGAAGGTCAGCAAGCCCACGCAAGTAATCTTCCAAACCATGATCAGGTGTGAGTACACCTGCTTGTGTAAGTTTCGACACGAAGTCTGCGACCTCTGGAAGTTCCACACTAGACACTTGACCGTAAGTAAGAACCGGCAACTTATCCAGACGCATCGCGTTCAGTTTAAGGAGCCGTGGGATAGCGAACTGGTTAATGGTCTCAGCGATTGTTTTAGCAATAGAATCAACAGCCAGAGTCCACAAGTCTACTTTGGTTGTGCCAAGGGCGAAGGAACCGACACGGTCAGATCCGAGTAGAAGGAAGTCGGAGAGCAACGACATCGCCATTCGCTGGTCGTACCGTTGAATAACCGCACCCGTATCGAACTGTCGTGCGCCGCTCGCTGACAAAAGGGTCAGGTCAAAGATACGGTTTCCATTATCATCGTAGGCGGCAGGAAATACGACACCTTCTTGCTCGTTCCTCTTAATGTTTTGAACGATCTGCGTCACGCTTTGGAGAACAGCCTTCTGCTTGCTCGTTGCTGTCGAACTAAGGTACTCAGGAGGCACGTAAGCCATAGGGAGACCCGCTAAGTCCCGCTCGATTCCTATCGCCTCTATCTCTTCAATACGGCGTTTGTAATGCCAAGGTCGGTAAGCGTTACGGAGCAGCGAGTAGCCTTCTGGGTTGTTACGGTTCGTGGTTGTGCGGAACAGTAAAGCCTTCTCAATCGGGATACGGTGCAACCCACCACCAGACGGGTCCATCTGCACCATACCTTGTATGCCACCGTCATGGTCGATCATCCATTCCTGCAAAGTTTCTTGCGCCCGAACACCCCACTTGCGCCAACCAATTCGGTTATCGGAAAAGCGGGAGTTTGTTCTTGCCTCCCCTGTCTGGCCGCCACGGATCTTGTAAACAACTTCGTGATAAGACCAACCGTACACGAGCATCGAAAGAATGTTCTGCAAAGTAGAATCGAACGGGTCGCTCATATCTTCCAAGCACTCTTGCACAAATATCTTAGTGCGTTCATCTTCACCCTCGACGTGCCAGTCCAGTCGTGAAATAACTTTGTCGATTGCGTACAGCATCGCCCCAATTACGGGATCGTTGTCCCGCATCTCGCGGTAAACCTTGAAACCCTTAACCCCTTGAAGTTGGGGAAGAAACTCCTCGTCAATATACCCACCAGAACGCTTCAGGCCAGACGAACCTATCTCGGCAAAGTCGTACTGAATGTTATCTGGCATCGGCGTTAATCCTTTGTCCTGTCAAGTATGTTGCTTGAACCTCTGTGAACCCCGCTTCAACAAATGATGAATATATCTCGTGTGCGGTCACTGCGAACACTTGGAGCGGGGTCATGACCTCAGTGTACATCTAGAATGGTGCGTCCTCGAAATGCTTAGGTGGAGAGAACTCGGCAACGGCTTCACGGGCCGTCTGGTTGTCCTTAAGCGGAGAGGATAACTTCAGAAACTTCACAGACTTTGCTACCTCGTCGGCGCTCACATCTAGTGAGTTACGTTGCTCGCCTTCTTTGTTCACGTATGAAGTTTGCTTCAACTTGCCTAGAACAACTACACGTTCGCCTTTAACAATATGTTCTGCGGCTTGCTCGCCAATCTTTCTCCAAGCAGTCACGCGGTAAAAGGTTGCTTCGCCGTCCACCCATTCGTCATCTTTCTTTACCCGCTCATTAACTGCCACGGTGAAAGAGGCGACCGCGTCACCTTTCGCAGTGAAAGACAGTTTCGGTTCGTTTGTTACGTTACCCACCAGTGTTACTTGTGTCATCTGAATCTCCCTTTAACAATCTATCTTTACGAACAATTCGTCCGTTATTCCATACCCTATCAGCAGCAACCCCGTCAAAGTAGGAGCGACGCGGCGCAACTACCCTGTCACATTCAGCAACCACAGTGCAGCGGCCACAGTAAGACAAAGCGTCAAGAGCCTTCTCCCCAGTAAAAGCGTCAAACAGTTTAGGGTCTGCCCCAACACATGCAGCCTCTGAGAGTAAAAGGTCAATGAACCAGCGGTCCATGACCTAATGTCTTTTTCTTTCAGATTCCGCTTCAGAGAATGTCCTACCCGCTAGGCGCTTCTTGAAATGTTTAATGTTGTTCTGAGGAACACCTATCTTCAATGATGGAAGTAGGACGCAAAGCAAATCCGACTCGTGTTGGCTGTCGTACCCAGCCTCAATAATATCCTCAATCTCGGGGAAAACGTCGGCGTGTCGCATAGTGTCCTTATTGACCAGATTGTCTTGCTTGCCACCTAGCGAGTAAACATACAAGAAATTGTTGGGCAGGACGCTGCTCTCGAACAGTTTGACTTCTTTCGTGTAGGCGTAGAAAAGGATCTGCGGGAACCTTTCAGCCAAAGTTATCCAACCACCCAGATATTCTTCACTGAAGAAATCCCCTGAGTCGTGAATCCTGACGGCCTGCCCGCCGACCTCTAGCCAGTCCCTCACGGGCTGGGAAAGGTGGCTAGTGGAAGCAAGCCCCGGAACAATTCTAGGTTCACCTGAAGGCTTGAACCGCTTGTGGTCCAGTTCCGCCGCGATCTCCTCTACCCAGTTAGGGTCATCACGAACAAGGGTCAAGTTACTTAAATGCTTCCCCTTAACCTTGGGGAAAAGATACGTTCCGTTTCGTGCGTAACAGAACTTTGCACACACCCCCGCGTTCCGGCAAACGTTGAAGTGTGACCCGTCAGGGAGTTCGATAACCCAAGCGGGCAGAGTGAAGTTCCAGACTCTGTCTGCTTTCATTTCCTTGTTCTGTGTCAGGTACATTCTAGGAGCCTACACTGGCGAGGCGATTTTAAGCGGTTAGTTGGCGTCGGGGTGTCTGCACCCAGTCTCGATCAAAACGTGAGTGAAAGACCTGTTCATGGCTTCCAGAAGCACACCTAGTTCGTAGTCGTTAAGTTCTGTGAGTATGGGGAAGATTTGGTCTAGGCTTTTTTGTAGGTCTTGAATCTGTTGCAAGCGGGTGGGTGGCATTAGTCTTCTTCTGTGGCATAGTTGAAGCCAAGGTTCCCCATCTGTAAAAGTCCTTCTATCCTCCAGAAGGGTGATCCTTCTTTGGCGTATGACACGAGGTTAGGGTTTCCGTCTTTGTCTATCCACTCTGACACTAGAACCCATCCGACGAGGAGTGCGTTGCCTCCATCGTATTCAGCATCGTGTTTAATGATTGCTGCTTCCAGTTCCTGTTCCGTGTCATAAAGGTCTCCCATGTGGAAACCCTAACACTCTATCTGTCTAGCAGACGGAACCTCTCGTGTTCGGCCAGTGCTTTTTCCCGTTACCGTTATCGAAGATAGACCAGAACGCCCAGTCTTGATAGAACGGGTGCCAACGGTGCGCCGGGGTGGATCTTAGTTTCTTCCCGATCTTTAACGCTTGAGCCTTGGGTACGCCTTGTTCACGCATGGACTTTTGGATGCGCCAGCCAGATCCGATGCTGAAGGCTTGATCCATTTGATATGCGCCTTTATATTTTTCGCTACTGCTCAAAGCACCGTAGCGGTTTCTGGATTCAGACTGCCTTATTTGTAGGCGGCACTTGTTCCACTTCTTTTTGTATTCCGGGCCTTGGTAAAACGATACTGTTGTGGGGAAGTGTTTCTCCCCTTTTTCTACGACGGATGGGTAATCCATCCAACCGTCCTTACCATCGTCAATGTTGCTCGCGGCTGGCGATAGCGTTAGTGCTGCTGTCAGTAAGATTTCCGTAATCATTGAACTCCAATTTTCGAGGAATAGGTCATTTCGTAGGTAGCATTAACCTCCCTTGGTTTGGGTCATTATTGAGACTTGGCTGGAAGTGAAAACATCAAACAGGGACGCGATCTCCACTGACCGCTTCACGGAACTTTTACCCACGCTAGATGCGAGCAAGACTGCTAGCGCACCCATCGCATACGGCGAGCCTGAACCCAGCCCGTAGATACCTGACTTGGATCTGAGTACGGAGTAGTCAAATTCGATAGTTAGCAACTCACCCCTGCTTGCAATCATTAGAGACCATTCTTCATCTGCTGTTGGCTCGAACCCGTTGGCTGCGTGGCAGGCTCTGAGAGAGGGAACAAGTTGGGTAATACCAAACAAATACCAAGATTGCTTAGGTGGGCGGGGCGGCGGTTCCCAAATGTTCAAAACTATGTCACAAGACTGGTTTGTTCCTGAGCCAGCGATTAGGTAAGAGTTGCGGTTCACTATTTTTGTGAGATCCGGGTGCTGCCATGGCATCCCGTCGCTTGTGGTTGTTTGGGAGTCAGCAGCAATTATGCAACCTTCGCTGTTTTCAAAACCGATAACTGTGGTCATGCTGCTTCCCGCAATAATCGGCGTTCCCGTGCGGTGGTTCCGCCCCATATCCCAGTTAGGGCTGCGTCTGCTACTGCGTGTGACAAGCACTCTGTAAATACTTCACACCTCGAACAAACTTTTTTCGCGGCAGCAGAGGACTGGCCGACTTCGGGGAAAAACGCTTCGGGGTCTGTCTGTGAGCATGAGCCTCTGTCAACCCACTCCATATCCCGTCTCACAGTACGATCCAAACGGCGATTAGAACCGCGCTAAGAGCCGCAAACAGAATCGTAGTGGTATAACACCCCTCTCGGCGTCCACGAACTCTCTGAGCGTCTAATTCTCTCTCCGTGTATTCGTCCCATGCTTCCATCGCTTCTTGTATCGCGCGGCAGACACACTCGCCTGTCTGCTCGTACCAGCATTGCTTGTAGTGGTTCTCTCTCACCGTCATCCCCTTAACGTATCGGCTAGCGTGACTTATTCAAAACTATGCACACCATGCAAGAGTTGTCTTTGTAGATCCACCCCCCACAATCGCAACGGCTAACATCTTTGTCGTTGGTCATGGCTTTTCTACAACCACGCCAGCCCGTAAAATGAATGCCGTCAGATCGAGAGGGCTACAAACGGTGTCTTCTAATTCCGCAGGGCGGTAAGTCTCCAGCCAACTAGCAACCGTCGAAATTACTTCCGCCCCGCCGCCACCCGCGTCGAGGATTTTGTCGATCTGGTGCAGGAGGACAGGTTGGCCTGCCATCATTATATCCGCTTGCTCTAAAGAAATCATTTTCAATCCTTCCGTAGCGTTACCATCAGGTGTCACAATGTTACCACGATGTTCCTCGACGGTGCGAAAAGCAACATTATCTGGTGTCACATAAATCTTGCACCTGCCCCTACGCTCCGCGAGTCGGTTAATCTCATACCCCTTATGCAGTACCGACAAGCAACCAGAAGTCTTGCCGTGGTGATTCCAACCCAGCGCCTCGTCAACCTCTCGAACCGTTGCGCCTAGTTCGCCTCGACCTGACAGAAACTCCAGAACCCGTTTCTGGTTCTTACCAGTCTTACCACTCTTGTCATCTCTCTCGGCGCGCTCTTTACTCGTGTCAGACCCTGACCAGCCCGAAGTCCCTGCGTATGGCAGAACCACTTCCCAAACAACAGGCTCTTCTTTGCAGTCAGGCGAGCGTACCCCACACATGTCGCAGACCGTCGTGTAACACTCGGCGTGACCTTCTTCACAGTTTTCCCAGTTAACATCAACACCGCAATGAATAATAACTTCTTCGTCACTAAACATTTCTTCCTGCATCAGAGACCCCCTAGCAGTTTAACTTCAACGTCTTGCGCCGCTGCTATGAGGAAGTCTTCGGATATACCTGTTGCGGTAATAATTCTTTCCATGGCAAGTCTTTCAACTTTGTGCGCGTCTTTCACATACACAGTTGTCGCTATGGTGCAGTCATTAAACACAAACGTCACGTTGTACCAGTTGTACAATTCGTCTTTTTTTCTTAACCCTTCACCAGCCATTTCTATCTCCTTTTTTGGTAGCACCTAGTTGTGCATGTAGGGAGCGAGAGGGGTTACCCCTCGCCCCCACCAGACGCAACTACGCTGCTGCTTCCATGTCGGCTTCTTGTGGAAGAACGTGGTCGATGATTTTCTGTGCCTCCTTAGCGGCGGTGATGATTAGGCTGCGGTCGGACTTAAGTACTTTCAACCACGAACCGAGGTACGCTGCTGACTGGTTCCAGTCAACTTCGATGTTAAGCGCGGTGGCTAGCATTGCGGAACCGATCTCCGCTACCAGTTCTTCCTCTGCGTACTGCTCGCACCCGAATTTGTTTTCGAGGTTGCGATTAAGGCGCGACTTGTGACCAGTCGAATGTGATATTTCATGGAGTACTGTCTGAGCGTAATCGTTGGCGCTGTTGAACTGATCTAGTTTGGGAAGGGTGATCGTGTCGGTTGAACAGTTGTAATATGCTTGGTCTTGCTCTAGGTGCCGAACCGTGGGTCCGTTTGGGTAATTAGTGGCTTGCTCTATGCCCTCTAGGACTGGTACGGGGGTTCGATCTGTGCTGATGTACTTGGCAGGAACTTCTACGTCGGTCTGGGCGATATTGAAAACCGTGAAGGTTGACATGATGGCGAATGACTTTTCCTCGCCTTGTTCGTCAACTTTTTCGATCTTCTTCCAAAGAATAATCGTGGTTCCCTTTTCGCCTTTCTGAACCTGCCCACCCATTTTTTGGAATTGGCGGTATGTGCCCCAGAGTCCAGTCTCGTAACCTTCGATGCCAGAAACCATGTCAAGGATAAGGTAGTTGATGCCACGGTAGGTCTTACCTGTCGATAGGCTCGTGGGTGCGTTTTGACTAGCGCACCAAGGCTTGCGCCAAGGAACGATGCCCTTTTCCATGGCTTCTACTATGCGGTCTGTGACTGCGGCTGCTATATCTTTTTTCATGATTCCCCTTTTCGGTCGAAACCAGCGTCGGTGCTGATCTCTAATAGTCAGCATAACATGACCCCCTAGTCATGCTACATCGGGGGGGGTGGTTAAAAAATCCCCTCTATAAAACCCTCACAAATCGCCCATAATCTAAAATCTCCCAAATCGCCCATGCTAGAACCACGCGCTATCGCTAGTCAACGACAGCGGTGCAACGAGATCTTGAGGTTCCGAATTTGGTGGCTCGAACAAAGCAAGCAAAACAGCCTCAGCCCTATCGGGTGAACTTATACCGCGACGTTTCATATCGTCCTTAGATTCAATCTGGATCTTGCCCGCAGAGTTAGCGCGATAGGTAGGGGCAGAAAGTTGCGCGACAGTTTTGGAGTCAACGTCTATACAGACATGCTGCTCACCTTCTTCGTCAGGCTGTAACAACTCCCGAGCAGTCCACCACATCTCCGCTCGCTGGTTAGCAAACTTTTCACGTTGGTATGCAGCCTGCGCCACGTTTACCGCAACTATTCTTGAAACGTGCCTACCCTCTTTGCCCCATTCTTCCAAAAGACCAGCGACTCCCCAACCGACACCAATCGCGTCAATCTTCACTCGCACTTCATCTTCAATAGAATGTTTCACGTGAAACTTTTCTGCGGCGTGTATCGCATCTAGTATCCGACCAGCAACCTCGACAGGTGATTTGTTGCCAGTTGAGCCGTGTACAATTTTTACAGAATTGCCGCACGACTCAGCAATTACAAACTCATCACCACCGTCAGCCGCAATGTCTACACCTAATCTAATGCGACCCATAACTTTCTCAATCTTTGTCGCCGACTCAGCCCAGTCAACAGGAATAACAGTCGAGGTGACATTGCGAGGGAATCTTGCGTGAACACGAGCCTGCACAAATGCTGAATCCTCACCGAAAGAACTAATGACATCATCAACCCAAGTTTTATCAACTAAGTTCTTTTTCCATTGGCCGACTGACTCTCCCGTAAAGTTAGGTGTGTCGTATGCGCTGATTGGAATTACATTAAACAAAGAGTTGTTGCAAGCCCTCTCGAACCAAGATCCGGGACTATCAGTGGGCGGGTTGCCCAGTAGGAGCAGTCTTGTGTTTCCACCAGTCATCAGCGACTCTAATGCTTGACCGATGGTATTCGATATGCCACCAGCCTCATCTACAACGATTAGTAGGTTCTCTGCGTGGATACCTTGCACAGCGGTTTCGTTGTGATCCGCTGGAGAGAAACCATCGGCAACAATATCTTTACCTATCTTCCATTTCGTGGTAAGAACTTCACCGGGTAGATTGTTCGCTGCTACCACTTTTCGTATGTGCGGCCACAAAATGTTACGGACTTGCCTGAAAGTGTTTGCTGTTGTTACAACTCGAACCGATTCGGAGGGATGTACGGCAACCCACCATGCTATTGCCCGCGCAGCAATATGTGATTTACCCGGTGCGTGACACGCTGGAACCGCTGTTCTTTTATTGTCTCTCAGCGACTCAAGGATTTCGACTTGTTTAGACCACGCATACTCCCGTATACCCTCAGTAACAAAACCGACAGGATCTTCTCGGTAACGATACCAAGGAGAACTGTCGATCCGCATGTAGATATTCCCGCGCTCTTCCTCCGAGAACTTGTCAAGAATACTTATGCGAGTGGATTCAGGTAACTGTGCCAATCTCTCTAGTTCGCTCAAGTTCACTCGCTTCCGCTGCGTCGATCAGTTGCCTTAATTTTGCGTCTACTTGTTCAGTCGATACTGCTTGTACTTGTACTGGGCCTTCGTCTTGCCCTACAACAATAGTCTTACGCCCATAGTGTTTCGCGTCTGTGCGTTCTAAGTACCAAGCGGCAGCCTGCCAAGAACCATCTTGTGCTGCTTTTTGTATTGTTACCATGGCTCGGTGGGCTGCTTGTTCTTGTGCTTTGTCAATTTCTTCGAGGATCTTCAAGTATTTTTGACCAGACTCAGTTTCTGGTTCACCTTTGTCTACACGTTTTCTTTCCTCTTCACCTTTAGCCTTCCAGATGTAAACAGTAGAAGGGTTCACACCTGACAGGCGCGCCGCTCTTTCCATGTAATGCCCCGCCGACAATGCGCTGATAACATTTTTTACTTTTGGGTCAGTAACGCTTGGAGTGGTAGACATTTACTTTTCCTTAATCTTGTTGAGTATCTCATCTCTAATTGTTTCACCTATCGCCCTAGCCATGATGGGCGGAACACTTCTACCGACACGCTCCCACCTTTGTTCAAAAGTACCCGTCAGTTTGAAATCTTTAGGGAATGACGATAGCAACCGTAATTCGTCTAACGTGAACTTGCGTTTTTGTGTCGGGTGAGTTATGGCCGCTGCCCCTACGTTGCCCCCTTGCGCCGTAATTGTTTGTGCGGGTTCGTCTAGATGAGACTTCACTAGAGTGAAATACTTTTTACTGTGACCACCGGGGGGTAGTTTATCCCACTCGGGTCCTATCGCATATTTTTCAAGGCTTATCGGTGCACCTGTTTCTGGATCTTGAAATATGCCATCTGTTGTTTCGATGTAACCACCACTACTAAAATATGCGGTTGGGCTGGTTACTGCGTCACTTGCCATTATGGTTGGTGAAGGTGCATCTGGTTTCTTCCAGTTATCTGGTTTACCACCCAGTTTCATTCTGCTCACATTAGGTAAAACATCTCTAACTGTGTATCTGTACGCCAAAGGTTTAGGGTATGTTGGTTTCACTCCATAGTCTGCGGCAATATCGTTGCGAACCCCAATAAATATCAAACGTTTGCGGGCTTGCGGAACACCAAGCCACGAGGCGTCAAGTAGTCTGGCCTCGACCTCGTATCCGTGTGACTTGAACTCAGCAAGAATCAACTTGAAGTAGCCGAGTGCCTTGCCTCTTACAAGACCACTGACATTCTCTGCCACGAATACTTTGGGCTGCATCTCTTTCACTAGGCGTGAGTACTCGAAGAACAAGTCATCTGCTCTTTGTGTTGTGTCTGAATAGCCTTTGACTTTGCCCCAGTCTTTTTCTCTGTTACCCGCAGTAGAGAAAGAGGCGCACGGGGGTGATCCTTCGAGCAAGTCAAGTTCCCCTACTTTCAATTTTATTTGTGAAAGTATGTCTTTGCCTGTTACCGACCTTATATCTCTCGTGTCAAGTATTACGCTGGGGTGGTTTGCTGCATATGTGTGTTGCGCTTCTGGCACAAACTCATTGGCATACTTAATGTCGAATCCTGCCATCTCAAAACCAAGGCATGAACCTCCAGCACCAGAGAATGTTGACACCATCGTGTACCCATTTGTGCCTTTAGCCTTAGCAACTTCCGACATGTTTGGAACTTTGTAGGGAGGCTTCATGGTTTAACTGCAATCCAAGCAGCAAAGTTTAACTGCCTCCAGTAACAATCCATGTGCCGCCAACCAGCATCTCGTAACAAGTCCATATTCCAGTTAGCAGTTACAGGGACAAGAACTCCCTCTAGTGACTTACGTTTTGTTTTTATTTGTTCTGGCGTGTAACCGTTTTCACCTTTTCGGTTTAGGTAAGTTTCCACAAGAACCTTATCTGAGAAAGCGTCAGAGCCTAGAACTTTTTCGACTAGGAGAAGTACCCCTCCGCTCTTTGTGTTCTTGTACGCTTCCGAGATGATCTTCTGGCGGTACTCAATGGGAACGAACTGTAAGGTAAGTACGGCGAGTGTGACCGAAGTTTGAATCTGTGGGTAGGCTTCCCGTAGGTCCATGTCTATAATTTCAGCGTCTGGTATCTCTTTTCTTGCTGCCGCCCTCATAGACTCAGATACTTCTACCCCAAGGTAAGCACAAGTGCTACCCAGTGATTTGATGATGGGTTTTAGTGCAGAGCCTCGTGAACAACCAAGATCCAAGATAGTTGTATTCGGCTGAGCGAACCGTAAAGCCAATTCTGTTGTTGACCTCCGCATACCTAAATAGTCTGGTATCGAACGGGACAACATATCTTCAAATACATGGGTTACATTTGTGTTGAACTTCCACGCACCTTCCGCTATCACTTCATCCTTCATTTTCGATCTCCTTACCTAGACGGTTGTAGATACCAACAACGCTAAGGTTGTTGTTAACATTCACTGGGTGTTTCAAGAGTTTCTTAAAATGTTCCGATATGCCTGAATCACCAAGTTGCAAGTTGGTGTGGTCTTTAATTCCAAACATCTCTGGAAACGCACTGCGTAAAGGTTGCTTTTGTTTAGGTGTGTTACATGATTTGTATGAAACCCCATGCAAGATTTCCCTAAATCTTTCATCACGAAAAGGGCTTATTATTTGTATTTGTCTTTCACCGCAAGCCAAAGCCCAAGCAAGTTTCTGTCCGTAGTTTGGTTTAGAAAACTTTTCTGCTCGGATTTGATCGAGCCAAGAAGGATCGTCACCTTCTGGACCATGACCTCTAATGGAACATTCACGGTCGTCACCAAACAAGCCACCAGCGGTTAAACCATTGGCGATTACCCGTTGGCCATTTTCGTGTGATGCTTTAATGGCATACCAGCAAGGCCAGAAAGATTCAATCTCTGTTTTTTTGCGTACTAAAAAATCTCTCATCATTGTTTTGATGTCATCAACTAGAACATCTAAGTCTGTGGGCAGGAATACCGGGTAAAAGTCCAATCCAAGTTTCATGGCTATGCGTTGAGCAGCCCGAAAGTCTGATGAAACTTTGCCGTCCATACAGAAAGAGGTAACAGTTGGTGTATGACCATTTAGTATTAACGCGTGTAAAATGGAGTTGCTATCAACACCGGAAGACAAAAACACCGTGACTTTTTTTGGAGTCGTACATAACTCCATCATTAAGTCACGAATAGGTTTGCCGGTAGGGTGCATTAGTTTGCAGAACCATTCCATTCATAACTGCACTTAGGGCAGATGTATTGCGTTTTGGTTTCTTCATCGAAAGAAGGAAAATCTTCTGGTGGTGGAGAATCTATCGGTGGGGTAAGACCTACGAATCCCCAGTCAGCAATGTTAAAACCAACAGAGTCCAGTTCCAGTAGTTGTTCTGCTAAGACACTAGCGTCCCATTCAGACAACTCAGATGTTTGGTTATCTGCTAACGCATACGCTCTTGCTTGATCGTGCGTCCAATCTTCAGGCGCTCTTGCAATTTCTATTGTTTTCCAACCCAACCTTTTCGCTGCCTCTAAAGTTCCATTACCAGCGATAACAATGTCACTCCAAACAACTAGGGGTCTCCTTTGCCCAAAAGACTTCAGGCTTCCAGCGATAGCCTCAATATTTTTTTCTGAATGTATCCGTGCGTTCTCTGGATCACTTTTTATTGACTCTATCTTTACTTTTTCAGTGCTCATTCTTTTCTCCTGATTCTGTAATCCTTTTAACAGTATTGGGCGTTACCCCAGTTTCTTTACCAATCGCGTACATGCTCCAGCCGCGACTCATCATGTCCTGAACCCTTCGTTTCCTGTCGGCTGCGAGAGCATTATTGCGTTGCAAGTTTTTCGCGATTGTTTGGTTGATGTCTTTTAGGATGTCTAACTCGGCGCGTTCTGTCATATCTGCTTGACGGTATGGTCTAGGCATTACTTTTCTTCCCCTTCGATGATTAGTTCTAATGAGTTCTTTCCACGTTTGCATGGCAAGAAAATTATTTTTGGTAGGTAATCTCCCGAATCGTCAGGTATTACTCCAGCATCAACGATCCCGTCAATGGCTGCCTTAACAGAGGGATTACACGCGGCGGTGTCTTGTAGTTTTCCACGTTGCTGATATGGCTGAACAGTGACGTTCATAGATTTTAGTGGGGGGATAACTCCGGTGACTGATTCTTTTGCCATGCTCCTCCACTTTTTTGTGTTCTCAGCCCTCACCCACCTGTTACCCGCCCGTTCTTTGTTCGTGGTTATTGGTTGTTCTAGGAACGTGAGAACGTACTTCATAGTGAAATATCTTAGCATGGTTGCTTGCCGCCCTCGTTATCCAACATGCACAAACCAAAGCCAAATATCTGGACAGGCACTTCGGAAGATATTTCCCAAGTGTGCACAAGCAACCCAACTTCATAGGACTTGGTGCGGTTCGACTCGACCCATCCGTGGCAGCCATCAGTACCAGAGCCACAAAGTAGCAGGAGGTTCGCTGCCTTGTTTGCTAACAGATCCTTCGACCCACCCATTCCACGAGGCTTTCTGTGGTGAATAGACCATCTAAGGGAAGATTGTGTTCCGCAATGCTCGCAAGCCCAGCCAGCCCTATTCTTTACAAGGCTAACGGCTTCTTCACTCATTTTTTGTTTAACCATTACAAGCGACCTATATTTTTCATATTCTCCCGAAACCACTCTGGCATAGGGGTCGCTGATGCGGGATCTATCTGTGTCGTTGTGTTTCTTTCTTTGTTTCGCAACCAAGCCTCGTTGATGAAACCTGCACTTAATCGTTTGGGTTCTGCCTTGCGGAAGTAATCAACTAGGTAATCTCTAGCCCAGTTGGAGTCTATGTCTGTGTACAGAACATCGTTCCAAGCCATTACGGTTAATTCGTCTACTACTAGGTAATTGTCGTGACGAGAAACCCATTCCAGCATTGCTGTTACCTCTACTAGGTTCATCTGTCTATCTCTTTCTGTTCGATTGTTTCTAGTCGTTTAATATCTTCTTGCTGTCTCGCCCAGTCAATCATTGTTTGTGTCTTAGCCATTCGCCTATCACCAGAAGTGTTAGAGGATCTTGCGGGTAGGGGTTCGTCATCCCATCGGCCGTTGTTTAACCAAGTTTTTGCATGTAACGTGTACTGAGGTATTCGGTTAGGGTCGTCACGGTAATCTGTCACCGATTTCTGTAAGACTAGCCAACTAACTTTTTTAATTGCTTTACTGAAGGATTTCTTTGCTGATGCTTTATCGCTTTTTCTTGGGTAGATAGACCAGAACTGTTCGAACAAGTCGGCTTCACCTTCTTGCACTACTTCTTGTACTTCTTCTTGAAGTAAGTTGTACAACGTCCCGTTATGCGCTGTTCCATCGTCCTCTTTCGGGTTCTCTACATAAGCCCGTTTGGTATCTATGCTTGCGTCCATAATGACTCTGTAATAATTCGTTCGGTCGTAACTACCAAATTGGTTTATCTCTAGGTAGCCTCTTTCCTTTAGTTTGTTTACCAGCCGTCTCGCTTGCTTGCGACTGATACCTATCTCTTCGGAAAGTTCTTCGAGGTTTACTGAATACCAGTAATACCCTTCTGTATACACAGAGTCTTTCGATCCCGAACGGAAATGAATATGCTGTAAAACTGCGGCAGCAGATACGTCACCCCCTAGTTCTTTTACCAGACTGGGAAATACTGCCACAAATGGTTCGTCGAATAGTAACTGCTTCACTGGTACCCCTTCTATATGGCGATTTGCAGGCCTTGAGAGAGTCTCTAGGGGTTTTCTCTAGTAATTACGCTTAGAACCCAAGAGACTCGCTCAAATCGCCTTTATTTTTCGTTATTCGACCTGATTCGCTCCGCAGCGGCGTGGTAAGCCAATCGCAGGCTCTCGCGTGTAATTGTGCCCAGATCGCAGTCAGATATTTCTGCACCTAAATCGTTCAGATCTTCTTGCGTAAGTGCTGCTTGAAAAGCCTTTATGAAAGACTCTTTCTTGTCGTCGTCCTCGTGCACCTGACCAACAACATCACCAACAGTGGGTTTTAACGAACCATTGTTGTATAGAGATAAACCAAACTGGTCACCTAGATTAACCGCGCAACGCTTGAAGGCTTGGGACTCTGCGGTCTTAATAGCCATGTCGTGCGCGTCACCCCTAACAGGGTTAAGGGCATCACCCGCAGCCCACTCGCTGTAACTACTACTGCCGACAGTAAGAGTTGCCCTACAACGGTAGCCAACAGACCATCTCTTCTTGCTGGGCTGCTTGGGATTATCTACTTCTTCCTCGAACACGAGTTGCATTTCTTCGCTGTGTAGTGACCATTCGCCGAAGCCAAATATCTTATTCATGGTTCGGCGTACGTCCCAAGCCTCTACATGGGAGAAGCCCTTACCATCTTTCGATACCCGACCCGGCTGGATCGCCTTCTGTAACTCTGCTACTTGTTCGTCTGTGAAATTGCTATGGTTCTCATTCACCGTCATCATCTTCTCCTAAGTTAGCCATGCTGAGATCGGGTTCTAATATGAAACTGATTCTTTCCGCGACAGGAATTAACCCCGGTACTACTTCCCCTGTCGCTGGGTCAACCATCGAACCGTCACTTGGTACAAATGATTGTTTAACTCTTTTAACATCAGGACGAACCGTGTAGTTAAGGCAATCGTCACGGTTGTTTTCTTGCGCCCATTCGACAAAAGTTGCATTGTCAATATCTACCGAAGGCGGAGTCTGTCTAGACTTTATGCTGCCCGAAGGCGAGTCGAAAGTTTTCTCACCTGCCAACCGCTGCTTCATGGCGAATACTTCTAGATGACCGCGAATAAAATCCAGACTGCTATCTACCTTCGCATTCATTTCTTCTTGCCATGTCTTTATTCGGGTTATTTCTTTGTTCGCCATTTCGTCGTGTCGTTGTTTTTTCTGAATCAACGATGAGTACTTGCGTAAGGCAACATCTGCCTTCTCTGCCGAGTCGATTCGGTAACCCTCTTCGATGCTCATTCTTCCTCCTCTAACCGTAAATAACTTCGCCGAAAATAGCGACCTGCAAAATAGCGTCACCCTCACAAGAGTCGTACTCAAAAGACAACCACTCTGAGCGACCAGTACACGCGTCGCGGTAACCCTTCGCCATGGTGATGCTGAGTGCGCGCTTCAGGTCTTGAACGTCAAGCGTTCGGGTAACAACCCGAGACTTACCGTTGCTGTCACCTTCAGGATTAGCAATGCTAAGAATCACCTTGCCAGCCTTATCCCATGCGGTGTCACCCTTGTAAACAATCTTCGACCACCACTCGTGATTCTCCCAGCCTGAACCGAAGACGGCGTACCAGAGTTCGTCTGTGTCGATCGGAATCGAAACAGTAACCTCGCTACCGTGGTGTGTTTTCTCTTTATTCATTTGATGCCCCTTTCTTTGTTTATGTATGGGATTAACTAGCCGATATGTTCTGGGCTTTGTGGTTCGCCTCGTTCTGTTGCGTTAGTGCCCTAGTGGTCGCTCTAGCCGAAAGATACAAGCCGTTGCTTTGCGTATCTAACTTTTTCTTAGGGTCGTGGTACTTCTTTGCATCTAGCGCAAGTTGGGTGGCTTGGTCTTGATCTAATCGAATCCAGATCTTTTTTCTGCCAACTTTTACTACCTCGTCGGCGCAAGCAAAGGACTCGTCCTCGCGGTGTCTGAGGTTGTAGTCGTTCCAGAACGCCATTGGTAACTTGTAAACTGCCATTGTATTTCCCTTCGTTGGTTTACCTTACTTGTGAATTGTAGCGATACCCTGTCGTAACGCTACATGGGGGGGGTTGTTTATTTTCCCCTTTCTGTTGTCTGACCTCGTCAGCAGCGAAGCAATCGCTGGACGGCTCCCGCCGTTTCGGTCTGTTTACTCACTATCCACTTTGACTACCACACCCTTGTGTGTAATTGGCACCATTACCTGTCGAAAGAAACCATCGGTAATCAAGAGCAGGGGTTCATTAGAACCAATAGGGCCGTAGTGCGGCTGATGGTCTATGTGCAGAACTAAGTCTTTGTCTAAACCCTTGTGCATCAGATAGTTAGTTAGCATGTGGATAAGTTCTACTGTTTGCTCTGGGCTTAGAGATACAGTGGTGTAAGTGGCCACTATGTCCTCTTGGAGGAAATCTTTTCTTTCTAACGTATTCATGGTTCTCTCCCTTTTTTGTTTGGCTGACCTCGTCAGTGAGCGATTAACGCCCAGACACCTCGCGGTGTTTCGGTCTTTAGCGGTACTGAAGACTCATGTCGCTGTCTCTAGAATATGAAGGAAGTTTCGAGGCGACCCCAGACTGTGTTTTGAATGTCTTGCCAGTTGCCACTTCACGCACCACGAAAGGAAACTTTCTGGCTCGCAGGTTTAGCCCGACCATTTGCATTGTCTTACCGTTTTGGTTGAACGTTGCGCCAAGTGCGGCTTGCGGATCTGTGATGCCATATTCCCAAGCAAAGTCTAGGAAGGTTCGGGCTTCGGTGGTGTTGCCGTCTATGCCGTTGTCGTTCATCTCTGGCTTATTGGCGGTGACGGTGAATGTGAAACCATCTCCATACTTGCCAGAAACTTTGCCAACCACCATGCCGTGCTTTTCGAGGACATGTGCGGCGGCCAATTCTAGATCGGCAATAATTGTTCGCGCTTCGGACTTTGTCATTCTTTCCATTTTGTTTTCCTCCTACTTTCCGAATTCGATATGGCAGACAAACCCAAGGTCACAGCCGATGCCGTGCGCGACCGTGTTTTGCATTAACGAATTGTTAATTGTGTATCGGTAGGTGTGCTTACCTTCCTCGTTCGCACCTTCATAACTCCATGTCTCCATAGCGTCGCCTAAGCAATCGGCAAGATCCATTTCGTCGGAGTTGTTGTCCCAGTCAATAGCGATTAGATCGTATGTTTCCATGTTGCTCCTGCGCCTCGCGAGATAACCTACTGGCGAGGCGTCCCAGTCGCTTCGACGCTGCTTAGTGACTGCGTCCATTACGATCCGATTGTTTTCGATTGTATTCATGGCGTTCTCCCTTTATCGTTGGTTGATCTCTTGGGTTAAGCGTAGCATGACCCCCTAGTCATGCTATCAGCGGGGGGGGGGTTAAGCGTCAAACCCCCTATTTCTCTAATCTCTTACACCGGGTAAGAACTGTCGATATCTGGCCGTTGTATTCTTCGTGTGATTTGATCGTCCCTTTTATCTCGAAGGTTTCTCCACTCTCCCAAGACTGGCTACCAGTGAACCACTTGAAGCGGTAGCCGTCTGCGGTGAAAGTATTTATGTAGGAGATTCCATAGATTGTCTCGAAGGCGTGAGAGTCCAGAGTTTGTATGGTTAAAGTAATCTTGTCTCCAACCTTCCCAAACTCCTCGTTCTTAATGTCTATACTTGTTGTCGCTTTCTTGATGAGGTCTTTTTCGTAAACCCAAGCCAGAGAAACCACTAAGCCCATATGCTTCGGGTCGAAGTGTCCATCTATCCCGACGCTGAGTACCGCCTTAACGCTTTGCACGTATTCGGTTGTGCCCTGCATATTCTCTGCGAACTGAAAAGCGGCCTTGGCTGCGGCGGGGTCTTTTTCCTCGTCGAAGTCTCTGTGTAGTTGCTTCCACAAAGTGCCCGCCGCCCCTGACGGCATGTCACCAAGATACATTCGCACTAAGTCTTTGGTTGAGGTTTGTTCAGGATCACCAGCGTAGACGTACCCGCGCTGGCGAACTATCGTGGCTGCGGCAAGCATTGCGCCGTATAGTGGATGAAAGGCTTTACCGAATCCATCGTATCCACCAAAGTCTGAGAACTCGTCTGTATTCTCTGCGAACCATGCCACGGGACTTTCATGCCCTAAGTAATCTTTGGCGCAGGACTTACCAACTTGCTTGCGGTCTCCAGCCTCATTTTCGACAATGATTACGGAGTTGCGTTGGCGTTTGATTCCGCAGTGGTCGCAATTACCTTCGGTAAGTTGCTGCCCGTCTACTTGCTCGCTGAGGTTGTAAGGGCTTCTGGATACGATTGGTTGGTTGTTTATCCATTCGACTCTGGCTAGGAATGTCCAGCCGTTGTACTTGGCAGGACTTCCTTCAACGATTAAGTACGTTTGTTCATACACGACGTTGTTTACTGGATTTGTTTCCATTCGGGTTTCGGTAGAGATTTGGTACCCACCAGATAACCCTTTTTTCGTGGCACGTTCCCCGACTCTTTTGGCTTTGCTTACTGTTGTCGCAAGGTCGAGGGCGGGATCTAAAAGAATCTCGCGTTTTGTGTCCATGACTTTCACCCCTTTTCGCTAGTTGATCTATTGGTAGAATCGTAGCATGACCCCCTAATCGTGCTAAAAAGGGGGGGGGTGGTTAAGAAAAAACCCGTTGGGATTAAACAACAGTAAAAATTAGCCTCATTTAGACCCCACCGATATCGCTATTGTGAGGCGCGTCCCCTATTAAGCCATCCGATTACGAATAGCCCTCTCAGTCTCGACCATGTGCAACGTCAACGCGTACCCAATAATGTCCACAACCGTGTCTGCTTTCGGCTTGTGAACTTGTCGGGCGATCTTCATGCCCACCATACAAAGCGAAACCTGCTCAGCAGTTACGTCCGTGTCAAGGATTACCGACCATATGCGGGCTGCCCGATCCAGATTGTCTAGAGGGTGACCGTATTCATTTTGCCGATCACCATTAACCAACTCGGCAGCGTACGCAGCAATGTCTTCTGGCTCCATATTAAACGATTTGGAAGTCTGCGACACGTTGGTCAGGATACATTGCAAACGTAACCGTCCCCGGTTCCGACACTTCACCTGAAGAAAGTTTCCACCAATCAGAGCCTCCATCCATCGCGGGCGACTGAATCCACACACACCCACCCCAATCAGCCACCCTCAAGTGGTGGTAGTGCCCCGTCACCAAAACGTCGGCATCCCCAATGGGTTGTTTCCCTGCCGCTTGCTTCTGCCACCACGTTCTAATCTTTGCTTCAGCCGTTGCACCACCACGACTCATGTGCCCGTGAGTCATGCCAAGAATCCACCCCGCCGACTCCAGTGTCAGCGTTATCGAATCCGAAGGCCAAAAGAACTTGACATGCCCGAAAGTTTCCGGGTTGGCGGCAAGGATTTCTTGCACCATTTCTACTATGGCGAGGTCGTCGTTGTCACTTAGTGATGTGAAGGCTTTCCCGTTCAACCGATTCTCCCCATGGTTACCTGCTACCGAAGCAACATGAACTTCAGTGAAATGCTTCGACCACTCCATTAAAGAATCCAACAATAATCGTCGCGTGACTTTGACTTGATCCCGTCGATCAAGTTCTACACTAAAAGTTTGGGTGGCGTAATGACCCATGCAACCCTCAATAGAATCTCCCGTCCATAGAACGATTAACTTTGCGATGGGTCTACCTATACGCCTTAACTCTTTAACGCGCTGTATAACCCCTTCACGCGCCTCTAAGACCCTCCCAATAGTTCCCTCAAGCCCGTCACCGTCAGACTTCCCGATCTGCCAGTCAGCAAGCGCAACAACAAGAACCCCATCACCGTCATAAATCTTTTTTACTGGTTTCTTTTTTAGTGCCTCTTTGATGAGTGGATCTAAGTCCACCGACTCATTTAAGCGACGAATTACCTTGGCTTTATATTGCCTATTGTTCCCGCCGTCTTCCCCGCCCCAAGAGTTAAACAACACAGGCTCAACAACTTGAAAGTGTTCAGGGTCAAGACCCCAATGCCTAAGAACGTGATCCCACTCCACAGAGCGTTCCTCTGGCAAGGCTTCCGTCGTTATCGTTCCCTGATCCCCAACCCATTCGAGACCCGGCGACCATCTAGTACGACGGGGAGGTTCTGGTTGTTCTTCAAGTGCTTTTAGAAACTCATCTTTCAAAGCCACAACAAAGAACTCCTTTCACTTCAGCCCCAACAGTACACGGTAATGCTAAGATTCTTGATTAACCGCGTGACATCTAGGGCAAACGACACGCCAAGGGGATGAAAGTAATTCAGCCAGCAACTTGTTGCACCGCCAGCAGCGAGGCCTCTCAACAACTTTAGACCCGAAACCGTACTCGTCCATCAGGTGTACTCCTTCCCAACGACACAATCAAGGTTCTGGACAAACTGTGGACGGTTCTGTTCATCAACACCAAGGTAGGTGGGCGACCCCGTGGGCACTGCGGAGTAAAAGAAAACTTTCTCACCCGAAGTGGAAGTCAATAAAAGATTAGAAATGGTTACAGAATTAACTACGGTGCTCATGTTGATTAGTAGCGCAGCGTAACCACCCAGAACACCACGCCCCAGAACCTGAAGGCTAGGCCGCCGCAAGTCTGAGTCGCCACTCGGATCGAAAACCTCAACCCTTGGAGAACCCACGTTCTGGTAAATAGCAAAACATTCCGAAGGGGTCGAAGGTAAAGTGTTTATGTAAAGATCCGAACCAATCGTCAAAGATGTTTCATCAGCGATCCTCTTCGCTATCTGCTCCAACACGATCAACCACCACGCATGTAATACACGATCCGTTTTTTAATGTCTGTCACAAAAGTTGATTTGGCTTTATCAAACGGAATCTTCAGGTAGTGATAAGACTTGCCTGCCCCGTGCCGAGCGTTAGGATTCTCGTGAACAATCTCGGCGTATCCGCTCGCAGCGCCGCCATATGAAACCTCGACAGTTAAACCTTCAGCACTTGACTTTGGCGGGTGAACCTTGCCGCTGTTCTTCAGAGTGGCGGTATCCACAGGAACAATCAAAAGGGACTCGTTGAGGACTTGATTAGCAACAGCGGAAAGTGCCTTCTCCGCTACTGGCTGCAAACCTTTCGCTTCCATTTTTTTGAAGATCGCCTGCAACTTTTCTTCACCGTCGAACTTAACTTCCCAAGCCATTAGCCGTGACCCAGCATCGCAACAAAAGTAACAGTAAACACTGGGTTCTCTTTTGCATCGACTCCCGAATACTGCATACTTCCAGCAGGCTTACAACTAAGGAAATAAGTTGACTCGCCGTTTGTTGCAGTCAGCGTCAAATTACTGAAAGTCAATGCCGTCTCAACAGCCCTCGCCTTAACAAGACCCGTGGTGTAAGTTCCCCTTGCCGCACGGACAGTAACCCTGAAAGTGGGTTGGTCAATCGTGTCAGCGTAAGTACTGCCAAAGACCTCTAGCCCCGCAGAGCCACTGTCAGAATAAAGAGCCACGCAAGCAGCCGGAGACGCGGGCATGTTGTTAATAAAAATGTTCGTGCCAATCGTTCCCAAAGACTGGTCTGCGAGCCTCTTGGCTAACGCTTCAAGTTTGTACAGAGAGGAAGCCACGACTATCCTTTCAAAGCGTCGCCGAAGGTAATCACTTGGTGATGCGAACCTGTGTCGTCTTTCAGAACTTTAACATCAAGAATAGGAACGTAATCGCCAGCGATAGTGATCTTTGAATCCGTGTTTACACTAGGAAGCATCGTTGTGTAAATCTTTCCCGCAGAGACAACTTCACGCCCCGCAGCATCTGTTGTAACATCTTTCGCGTATTGAATCGAACAAACATAACTCGTGCCAGTCCCCGAATGAGAGATTTGTCCGTACTCATCTACACCCGCCGACACAAACATTGTGAAACTGTCAATAAATAAAAGTTCCATCCGGGCGTTTAGGCTCATGTCTTATTGTCCATCTGTCCTAACACGAAGTCAGATCCAGCATTTTCGTTAATCTTCTGGGTAGTCTTAATAATGGCGTTGGAATTAACAATAGGCGCGGCCGGGTCAAGATCCCACTTTGCCTGCTTGAGAACTTTAATCAAAGCAAGGTAAGAAGACATCGCGGAACCAGCACCAGTCGTGAAACTTAACTCGCCCACCTTACGAGTTTCTGAAGCATCATCCGCTGTTCGAGAGATTAAAATTTGAACCGCCGCAATCGCGCTCGTGTATCCGTCCTCGTGAATCGTTATCAGGTAGTCGATCTCCTCGTCCTGGAACAAGGCATCCGCCGACACCGTGTCGTGAATAAGGAACCGTACGAGATCCCGTACGGAATCACCGGGATCACCAGAATAGTTAAACGCCATTACTTGCCTCCAAAGTTTGTTAAAAAAAACGAGAGGGGTGGTAGGGATCACCTACCGACCCCCCTCGCTTAGGGTTTAGCGATTACGAGGCTGCCATAATTCCTACCGCGTCAAGTGCGGCAAGGATCGCCACAATCGCAGTTCGGGATTCAGCATCCTGCGTTGCGCCACCTGTCGGAGCAGCAATAACACTGACAGGATCACCAAGGTCGATTGTTCCCGATGCGGTTACATCAACAACGGTAATATCGTCCAAGGTTGTTGCGCCAGATACGGAGAGCACCTCTGTGGTCAGTTGACCAACGAGTGCCTCTCCTGTGGTTAGTCGGTTCGGCATATTTATCTCCTTAGACTAAGCAACACAAGTGTTGAAGAAGTATCCCAAGTCAGCGCCAACAATCTTGTTATCGAAAGCAAGTTCCGCTTCGATACGAGTTGCCCGCAAGGACTCCAGACGGAAGGAAGAAGTACCAATCGTTGCACCAAGGCCACCCGAAACACCAGTCCACTGGAAAGTGTAGCCAGCGGAAGGAGTCAAGAGACCGGGAGCAGGAGCAACGTGGCAAAGCATTGCAGTCTTGCCAGTGGTGAACGCGTAAGCGCCAGTAGCACCTTCAGCGTTCGTTGCCTTGATTGCCTTGGATACATAAACCTTGTCAACGTCAAACATGCGAGCAAGCATGTCTTCAGTGATGGTCTGTGAAGAGGTGTACTTGATCCGGTCAACCAGATCAGGGTGATTCTTCAGTTGACGGAACGCTTCGTATCCAAGAACCAACGTGTTGGCTTCAAGGCCAGTGACGCTAAGAATGGCAGACTTGCCAGTCTCAACATCTTCGATTGGGTCAGACGAGGTGTAATTGTCCCATTGACGGAACTGTCCACCACCGGGTGCTCCCGCAACACCAGCGACTGAGGTTCCCCAGACACCAGTGACCATGAAGTCAGCGGCCCATTGAATCTCACGACGGGTCAGCAAACGGTGAGTAACAAACTCTGCCGCTTCACGATCAACGTTGATAGGTGCATCCGCGTTGGCCCGAGTCTGGTCACCAATGTCCTTGTGAATCGCGAACACATCGGCGTAGTAAGACGCGGTGCTGATGTTGTAACCGGAACCCACGGACTCTGTTCCATCTGTGCGAACCTGTGCTTCGTCACGCAACCAGTCGTTCTTGTCGTATGAGAAGTACTTGTCGCTCTGCTTGTCTACCGGCACGACAGGGAAGACCTTGTCGGCGATAAAGTTTTCTGCTTTTTGCATGTACGCAACTGACATGTTCGTCAGGATTGCGTCTACATGCACTGATGCTGAAGTTGGCTGTGGCATTTTCTATATTACCTTTCTTATTGACCGCGAGCGGCGGAAGCGCAGTTGATGACTGCTGATGTGATTGTTGAGGTTGCGGCTGTTTCTAGGAAAGTTCCAACAACATATGCGGTAGCACCCGTGCTACCTTCAGCGAGAGTCACTGCTAATGCACTGGCGTTCGAGTAGAGTGAAGTACCAGCAGCGGCTGTGCCACCTGCTTGAACTTTCGTCCCACCAACAATGCAAACCTGAGCGGCTTGATTCTCGGCTGGGGCGTTTTGAAGAACACCAATCGGACGGTCAGTTGCACCGTCGCAAAGAATTACATCTCCCGTGACCGCTTCTACCTTGACGAACTTGTACTGTGCGCCGGTGAGGTCTTCTCCTGCGTTGAATGTTGTAGCAACTGCTGAGTTACTGAAATCAAAAGCCATTTTCAGGCACCTTTCTCTGTGAGGTAATCGTTGTAGAGTGCAGGGTTAGTGGTTGCGACCAAGGCGTAGCCCTGCTCAATCGTTGCTGCTGTTCCATCCGCCACCGCTGCTTTGGCGAGTGAAGTCATTTTGTCAATAGCGTCGCCCTTAACAGTGAAGCCTTTACCGACCTCACTAAAGATGTCTGCCGATTCGTTCTGTGCGTCTGCTGCGAGCAGGGCATCAGTGACGCTCTTTGCGAGGTCGCTGTCCATGCCTTCGAGACGGCGGAGTGCTGGCCCAATTTTGTCTGCCTCAATGTTAAGGTGACCGAACGTGGACTTTGCTTTCAAAGTGGCTTCAGCGTCAGCGTGTAGTTCCCGCTCGTCGTGAAGTGCCTTCTCAGCAACAGCCTTCTCACGGAACATCTTGACAATGGCTCCGCGCATATTCTCAGGAGCAGACTTCGCCAGTTCAAGGGCTTCCTTGTCTAGGTCTTCCGCGCCTTCGATAACTTCTTCCTCTTCCGGGGCCATCTCTGGTGCGTCATCCATGTTTGACTCTAGTTCCGCAATGCGGGCTTCGAGTTCTGAAATGCGAGCCTGAGCAACCGCGAGGTCATCTTCAGCATCTTTCATCTCATCGTCGTACATAGCCTCAACAGATTCTTCGGCTTTTAGTTCTTCCACGACGTCCGTGGCTTGCTTCTCCATATTTTCCTCCATCGGTTCAGGCAGGTTTCTTGAAACGTCTGCCACGGTTTCAGGGCTAGCGGTTTTCATCACGAGCCAACCCTCGTGCAGGTGCGCGGGGTGATCTACGCCAGATGTTTCTTCGATAACAAGATCGGTCATCTTGGGTGCTTTTCTAGGCAACACAAACTCCTTAAGTCCGTAGTGCCATTATCGTACACCGAAAAGAGGTGCGTAGGAAAAAACCCCCGCCGGGAACCAAAAGGGGTTAAGGCTCAACCGACGGGGGGGTCTATGGGTGAAGGTTACACTATTCTATCCAATGAAAAGTCATCTTGGAAACTTTGAACCATTCTAGTGAAATCCAGCATGTTCCCTACCTTAATTGTTTGGTTGCTGCTTGGGTTAATGATTCGTCCACTGCGCCGCTCCCACCAAAGAATCTGCTTCCCGTAGATAGACGCTCTCATCATGGAACCGTTGCTTCTAATTACTGCACTCATAACGCATCGTCCCCTTCGTTGTCAGTATCCAATGCGATACACATTGGCCTGCACTCCTCGCCCACATTTGCGCCACAAGCAGCACACTTAACCCAGTGTAGCGAGTTCGCATATGTTGGTTGATTAACATTCATGATTCCTCCTCATTTCGTTGGCAAGGTCGGCACATTCCATGTCGGGATAATTGTGTCGGTGCGCTATCGAATCCACACTTAGGACATTTCATGATTCCTCCTCATTTTCGTAACCCATTGAAACGCGGCAGCCATGACAAAGGCTGTCTGTTAGTTGCGCCTCCGTGTCACACTCGGCACAGTTCGTGAGTCGAACGTAATCTTGCGCTCCATTCCACGCCATCACACGCCTCCTTCGATCCAGCCCGCGAAACCGATGAGGACCAAAAGCCCGCCCATCACAAGTGTCGTAACAAATACTCGGTAAGTGTTCAACATCCAACGCTCACCCTTCTCTGTTAAAATGATCTTGCTCATATCCGAACTTCCTCTCTGTCAACCGATACCCAACGATCTTTCTTTACCGAACGGAAAGTCACCCTCCAAGTTTCGGCGGCTTCTATTCCTCCGCCTGCCTCGATAAGGTAACCCATCCATTCGCGATCCATACCCTGACCTTCAGCCCAAGACAACCAAGGCTTCACCCAATGATCTGGAACGTCCACAGTGAATCGCACTTCTTTTTTGTCGAGGACTCCCAGAAGCCCATGCCCCAGAGTGGCGGTTGGTTCGGTGGTGAACCAAACAACATCTGGACCGTAGTGCGGAATTGTCAGGTGCAGATTTGATTCGGTGAGTTTCAAGAACCCAGCCTCTTCAATTATCGGAAGGTGGATAGCACTTGTGAAGTGGTAGAGGATCATGCCCTCGCCTCCTTCTTCTTGGCTTCGGCTAGTTCTCGCTGAACTTCTGCACGGCGGTTAGTGATAACTCCTACCGCGTGGCAGATAATTCCGTAAGCCTCACAAGTGGAGCAGAGGCAGTTGCCCTTGCCCCCAACCGGGTGAGTGCGATCTATGTAACGCAGAAGATCGTCAGCGGTGACGCTTGCGTATTTGGGGTCCATTGTTACACCACCCTCTCTGCGTGAACGATTGCGCCGCTCATTGTCGTGGTGTCGCCGTTCGCCCGAAGCATTGTCATGGCCTCAGCGATTGCTGCGATGTCATCTCTTGCAGTGACTATTAGGACAACCTCTTGAGTTTTTCCGTTCTTGAAACTAACGGTGTATGTGTAGTTCACCCCGTCAAATTCTTCCGAAAGAGTCTCGCGGATTCTTAATTCGATTTCCTCTTCTAAAGGAAAGCAGTCATCTCCGCCAATGTCTCTGATTAAGTACTCGCGGTCGATGTATCGTGCGCCGGAAGTGAAAACCAGCAGGCTGTAACTATCGTCTGTCCACTCAATGACTTCTACGTCATAGCCCAAAACCTTACCGTATTGGTGCGTGTAGCGAGTTGTAATGTGCTTTGGTTCTGTTAACATTTCGTACCCCTTTTTCTAGTTGGTCGATCTTCTTGGGATAATCGTAGCGCGACCCCCTAGACCCCCTACAAGCGGGGGGGGTTAAGAAAAAACCCCTTATTTTGGAGCATAAAAGAACCCCCGCCAGAATAAGCAAATCCTGACGGGGGGCGAGTGGCGAATAAGACTATCCGTTGTGACCCCTGCGATGGCGAGCAACGCTAGAACCAGAAACAGAATGCCCATACTTTATTAACGCACGGCTAATGAGCATGGAAGTATTCGACTCATCAGCCAACCACAAAACAAGTTCAGCAGCATCCTCATCGCTTAGTGTTTTTAACGCGATACAGGTAGCGCAACGCGGGCCACTACGCAAAGGATCTTCAGACAGCAATGCGTCTTGCAAACTACCCACGGTTACTTCTTCGCCGCTTTGAGTTGCTTTGCCCAACGGCGCTTCTGCCCGAGCGACTTTGCGAGACAAGGCAAAGGAAAGACCTGACCGTCTCGATCAGCCACAGCAGTGAAAGAAACGTGAATATGCTGAAAATGACCAAAGCCGCTTCCGCGCCAACGCCACCACGTTGAACGGTAGGTTCCGCTGGAGATTCTTCCTTCGTAAACAACATACTTCAGCCTCTTGCTTCCCGGTAGATCCGTAGCAGCATAAGCAATCAACTCGTCAGCAAGAACTTTCGCCTGCCTACCATTCCTCCACACTCCACGCTTGCCCATATTTTCGTCGATGTCAATCGCTCGAACAACGCCCTTAGAATTCGGATTATGATCCGACCTTCTTTTTTGGTGATCGGAATCGCCAATCCAACCGTCAGAGCGGCGGTCTCTCCCCGGAAACTTTTCATCTATCATACTGCGTAGCCTGACGCCACCGTCACACAACTTGGCCATGATTACTCTCCCTCAAAATTAGTCACGCGACCGTAGCGTGGATCTTTCGGGTTGATCTCGTTAATGATTACAGGGATCAAAGAAATGATCACCAGTGAAACAACAACAGGAATGTCCCAGTCAGTCACTACCTCGGCCACGTATGCGAGTGTGGTACCGATAGCGATTTTGAACATTGACCCAGTTCGGGTTCCGGCCATCCATTTAAGAAAGTTTTCTTCAAGATCCTTGACAGTCACAGTTTTCCTTTCGTTATGGTCTAGGATACCAGCATGAGCACCCCAAAGAAAACAACTGTAAGCACCAGCGAGCCGGAATCAGAACAGGAGTACCCCTTCCGGCATCCTTTAGACCGAGATGACCGTGGCCTAGAGGTTATGTGGGTTCAATCTAAACTGATGAAGGCAGGCTGCTACGAGGGAGACCTAGACGGAAGGTTCGACTACGAGGTGACTAAGGCAGTCAGGCAGTTCCAGTCCAACGCTGGCCTGATGATTACTGGTGTCGTGGATCGGAAAACATGGGCCGCGTTTGTTGCCCGTGAGAAGGATTAGCCTGCTTGGTGTGATATGCTTTCGCTTGTTGGTTCTTATCCCCTTTTGAACTCACACAGCAGAACCCTCACTACACCGGTGGGGGTTTTGTTTTTGGGCAAAAGAGGAACGCGGGCTAATGCTTCCCGTTTCATTAAGCCCGCGCTCGCAATAAAACTATCAGACAGGATTATTGGACAGTGAAGCGTGTAGAATACCGTGACGTTGAATGGGGCGAGGCCCTCTGCAAGAACGCTTCAACAAAAGAATACTACGACCTGGCGCCAAGCCAAGCCCCGAAAGTTTACCGTGACCTGCGTAAAATCTGTCAAGACTGCCCGATCCTCAACGAATGTTTCGCGTGGTCGGTCGCGCACGAAGAATACGGCTTCTGGGCTGGTATGCCGGAGCGTGAAAGATGGTCGGTTAGGAAGAAAATGAATATCAGGCTGGAAACCTTGACGGCCCACCCGCACCTTTAGTAACCTGCCTCGTTCAAGGACAATCCCCCACCGGGCACGTTCAGGGACACCATGCAAATGTCAAGTGTGAAATGCGGATTGCATGGTTACTTAAACGTGTTTATTGCCTGTTCAAAAATGTGTGTATTGCGTGGTCTTACATAATAGGTCGCTTATGCGAACACATATGTACGCTTTCACGTACGGATGCTTTGGCACATAACCATCCGTATGCGTCTTGTACTGCGCATTAACAGGGTTTATGCCCTGTCTGTGCGACTTTTGTAGGGGCTTGGTTGCGATTTTTGCGTTTGCCCCGAACTACTCCCCAAGATGCCATTCAATATGGTCATCAACTTTTCCCCGAACCTCGCGCACATCCGCCCGGATCTCATTCAAAGTATCCCGCACACTGTTCCCGCCGTTAGGCTTAAACTCTCGCTGCATCGAAGTGACTTGCGCTTTTACTATCCACAACAAACCACCAATCACGGCGGTTATGACCGCTGTCGCAACACTGACGAGTGCGACAATCTCGCTGGTGCTCATGGGACAATCGGTTCTTCCACTACAGGTGCAACGAAAACATCATTCTCGCTGTCATAAGTGAACCCGATACCAGCATACGTCCCACGAATATTGCCATTATAGGAAGTACGCTTCCAAGTGCCTTGTAGTCCGATACTGTGAATGTATGCCTCAATCGCTGCATCCGATTCGGTAGCATCCAGATTGTCAGGGACAACGATTACTTCACGGACAATATTGTCTTCTATACGTGCTGCGTGTGCCATTGTGTTTCCTTTCGTAGATATGTTTAATTAGTCTATTGGGTAGCGGA